CATTTTAAACTCTTCCCAGTCAATAATAGGAATATCAACGTCGGTTGATGTGCCGTCAATTTCAATAAATTTTTTAGATCTCCATATAGCAAGTAATTGAAGATTATAATACGCATTATCATTACTATAATCTAATATTGGATCTTCTCTTAATATTTTTGGACTTCCAACTTGTAAGTGTATTTTTTCTAATTTTAATAAAGCATATTTTTTCGTGGATGGTGATAACCATTTATTTCGTTTAATAATTCTTTTATACACAGTTAATAAATCAGATGCCATATTATGTGTATAGTCAATATATTGCTGCTTTTTATTCCTTTCAATATATTCATTTGTTAAAAAGGTATTAAAACAAAAGGATAATCCAAAAACCGGATATATTTCTCTTGGATAAGGTACAGGTTGTCCTTTAATAAATTTATCATGAAAATCAAAATATACCAATCTCCATTCATTGTGAAATCTCATTAATTGTCTTAAAATTATATATAAATAATATGTTCTCCATTTTTTGCTTTTCCAAGCATTATCTTTATTTAAAGTATCAATAATACATTTTAAATAATTTGTACTTGAACATATGAATTTATTAGGAGCAACCTTATAACCTATTGTTTTTGTAAATAAATCCCAATCAAATCCATATTTCTTCAATGCGTCATTTTTTGTTATAATATTATAACCTTCCGGATCATCTTCGACATCTTCACATCCCAACGCATTTAATATATCATATTCACACTCCCATACATCATTTGCGTTTAAATTATGATCTTTTTCCAAACATAAATCAAACATTTTATCAATGAAATTTAAATATTTATTTTTGAATTCTTTTTTGTTTTTTTTTGTTTCTTGATCATCATTTGTATCTTCAATATAAATTAAATAATCGTAAATTGTTAGTTGAGGTGCCGAAATGGTTGATATATATTTTGTAACATTTTTTTCATCTCTTAATACACTCCATACGATTGGACATCCCCAAGATACAATTTCGTTTTGATTGATCTCTCCAAAAAATTCAAACATTGTTTCCTTTGAAAGTAATTCGTCTACTTTTGTCACAACCTTTTTAACATATTCTTTTGCAATATTTGAATTTAAATTATACAAAGAGTTATAAACTTTTTTAATTGCGGTTGCTTTGGAAGAATTATTTTTTTTAATATAGTCTTTTACAATATCAATTAATTCATAATATACTTTTTCTTGAGTAATTCTGAAACTATCAATTTGAACATAATATTTCTGTGTTTTTTTTGCTTCTTCTGATTTTTCATTGATCCAAGAATAGTTTATATATGTGTAATAATCATCTTTTTGTTTATATTCTTTTGGAGTAAATGGTGTATTAAATAATTTAATTAATGATTTCTCAATATTTTCATTATACTTTGTTAAATTAATTTTTTTCTCATATTCTTCCTCAAATCTATTAAAAGTATTTGCGTGTTCTTTACAATAATGTTTTAATTGAATTTGTGATGGAATACATTTTTTTGTATGATTATTTTTACTTTTATCATTACTATTATTTTTTTTTGTTTTCATATAATATATATATTAATTTATTTTATTTTCTATTTTATTTAATAAATCTTCACTGTAAACTAATTTTCCTGAAGGTTTATATGAATTGATTGGAGTATATTTTTTGCTATTTTTAACTTGTTGTATATTATTGTTAGTTTGAGTTTCTTCTTCATCATGCGTTTCTTCTTCGATTTTCTCACCATATTCATTAATTATAATACCGGTTTTTTTTTTAATTTCGTTTCTCACATATGACGGAATCCAGTGTTCCCAACAAATAAATAATGTATTTGGATGAAAATATCTAACATTAAAACCATTTTCTTGTAACGTATTCATTAAATATGCGATACAACCTGCTTGATCATACTTTGGAATTCCAATAATAATTTCCGGAACAACAAACCAACAAAATTTTTCGTTTACACTGTACCTAGATGTAGTTCTAATTCTCACGTGAATACGATTTAATATTTTTTTAAATAGTTCTAACTTGCTAAGATCAATTAAACGTTTTTTTTCATATAATTCATCAATATTTATTTTTTCTGAAAAGTCTGAGAAATTTTCCAAAGTAAATATATTTGCCATTTGATATCTTTAAAGAAAAATATTTTTCATTTTTTCGTAAATAAATAATTACAATAAATAATTATTTAAAATTAATAATAATAATGTAATTATGACAATAAAACATTTAGTTATCAGTGGAGGTGGACCTTTGGGATTAAGATATTTAGGAGCATTAGAAAAGTTAGAAAAAGAATGCATTTGGAAACAAGATAATATTATATCAATATATGGAACATCAATAGGTTCTATTATTGGCGCATTTATTTGTTTAAATTATGATTGGGAAACTTTAAATACTTATATAATTGATAGACCTTGGCAAGATGCGTTTAAAGTAACTGCTAAACAAATATTTAATTCTTATTACAATAAAGGATTATACGATAAAAAATTGGCAGAAATAATATTTAAACCATTGTTAGAAGCAAAAGATCTAACCGTAAATATAACTTTACAAGAATTTTATGAATTTTCAAAAATAGATTTACATATTATTACTTTTGAATTAAATAAGTTTGAAACAATTGAACTTTCACATACAACACATCCGGAATTAAGTTTACTTCAAGCACTAACAATGTCTTCATCATTGCCGGGAATATTTATGCCAACAATTATAGATAATAAATGTTATATTGATGGTGGAGTTATGTGTAACTATCCATTAAATCAATGTTTAAATGCGAATTATAATAAAGATGAAATTTTAGGTATTAAATTTTTACGCGATGAAATAAATGGTATTTTTAATAATGTGGAGATCACTTCAGAAACATCTTTATTAGAATATGTTGTGTGTTCAACAATAAATTCTATGAATTTTATACGAGATACGGTTAAAATAGAAAATATAGACAATACTGTAAATTGTTATATATTAGAAAATCCATTAACATTAGATTTTATACAAGAAGTGATAAAAAATAAAGAATTAAGACGCGATTGGATTAAAATGGGCGAAGAAGACGCTGTTCCATTTATTCAAAAGTATTTGACAAAACCAAATATCTAATTAATATTTTTATATATTTTATACATAAAAATAAATGTTTTATAATTAAAGAACAGTATTTAAAAATTGTTCCATTGTTGATTTTGTTGGTTTTGCATCATATTCAATAATTTGATTGTCTTTTAATAATTTAATTGTTGGATAACCTTCTATGCTATATTTATCCATTAGTTGTGAAACCTCAGCGCTTTCATTAGTACAATTATGTTCAGTAAAATGTATTGTGTAACCATTTATAGATTTGCCATCATATTCGCTCTTTAATGAATCCCATTCTGGTTTAGCAGTCTTACAATGTGGACACCAATCAACATAAAACAACATTAATGTTGCTGTTTTATTGGAATTTTGTTCTTTTGGAATATTTTCTCTATTTGCGTGAAAAATAGTGTTTGAATTTACATATTCTTTATATATAAACCATCCAACTAACATTAAAAATATTACAAAAATAATAAAAAATATACTATTTCGACTTGTCAATATATCTTTAACTCTTTGCGCAAATGTTAAAGTTCCTCCAGTTTTTGAAACATAAAACCCTGAAGGTGAATGAGAAGTAGACATATTTTGTTGAAAATGACTCATTATATACTAAATAAAAATAAATAATATAGCATCTTTTAAACGAATATACCTAAATATTGTTTAATATTTTAAAAAAAATGTCGAAATACTGAAATAATAAGAACAAATATAAATAGAGAAAATATATGATTGCATAAAATATTTGTTTTTAATGGATTCCAATTATCATTTTCACTCCAAATGTTGATATTGAAACGATTAACAAATTTGTTAGTTTGTTGTGTATTAAAATACAATGTATATAATAAAAGAATTAAAATAATAATTTTACCTAAAAAAGACGATAACATAAATGTGTTTAATGGTGTAAGAATAAATAATATAATAAGTATTACAGAAAGTCCAAGACACATACACACATTATGGGTTGATTTTGAAAATTCAACAATGAATGAAGATGTATTTAACGATGTATTTAAAGATGCCATAGTTAAAATATAGATATATTTTATATTTATATTTTATTTTTATTTTTTATATTTATATATATATGACAAAGACGCGTAAAAATCATAAAAAACAAAAGTTAACAAAAAAAAGAGTATTTAAAAAGGGTGATTTTTATTCAGGCGATGGGTTTTTAACAAGTGTTTGGGGTCCAGCAATTTGGCATTCTCTACATATCATTAGTTTTAATTATCCTGTTAAACCAAGCAATGAAGAGAAAAATCAATACAGAAATTATGTTTTATCATTACAAAATGTTTTACCATGTGGTGCTTGTAGGAAAAATTTAAAAATGAATTTTAAACATTTACCTTTGAAAATGTCTGATATGGAATCCCGTGATAGTTTTTCTCGTTATATTTATGATTTACATGAGTTAGTAAATAAAATGCTTAAAAAAAAATCAAACTTATCATATTGTGACGTAAGAGAAAGATATGAACATTTTAGAGCAAGATGTGTTGATAAAATTCCAAAAGTATTTAAATATTCAGATATTAAAACAAAAAAACATAAAAGAGAAAAAGGATGTACAGAACCATTATATGGAAAAAAAGCAAGATGTATATTAAATATTGTTCCTCAAAATAATAAAGGTCAAAGTATTCAAATTGATAAAAAATGTATGAAACATAGAGAGTTGAAATAGGATAACTAAAAATAATTCAGACAAAATAAATAAAGATCAATATCATCAACTACTTGAAATACTTTATTAAATGAATGTCCACCAAAATAGTTGTTGTTTTTAATTCGAATATAATTTAAACGAACATATCTATTAAATCGTTCATATACTTGTGTAATATTGTCTTTATCAATGTCTTCAAATTCGTCATAATCAATAACAATATCACACCCAAATGTGTTTTTATATTCAATAAAATGTATCGGTTCAAATTTAAATATTAAAAGTTGGTTCATTGTTTCCAATATATGTTGAATATTACAATTATACCATAAAATCTTTAGACCTTCTTTAATAATATTTGTTTCAAATGTTTTAGCAATATGATCATTTGTATGAAACCGACATTTATTTCTTTCATTATAAATTGTCATTAATATAAAAACAACTACATCACGCTTATTATGTTTTTCTTCTTTTTCCAAAAAATCATCAAGAGTATCTAAATATGTCTGCGTATGTTTATAACTATTATTACCTTCTTGAAGTAATTCAAACACATTTTTTAAAACAGACATATATGATGAATATATATCTAATTTACTTTGTAGTTTATCTCTTGTTATTGACATTAATCTAACTATATATGTTGTTTTATCTTTATATCAATTTTATATAACATTTATACATCATAAAACAATTGTATTATTTCGACAGTCTTACTCGTTGTATTTTCTGGATTTACCCAATAACTTATTTCTCTTTCTAATGTATTTAATCTTTCAGTCCATTCATTTTTCTTTGTTTTTTTTATAACACAAAAACCATTTTTATTTTGACCCCAACAAGATGTAACATTTACCCCATTATTTATATAATTATCTGGATTAAATCTTATAAATATAATTGGTCTATGCCCCAAATCTTGTGATAATTCCATTATGCGTTTATTTTCACAACTACAATCATAATCTATGTGTTGATTTTCATCTATTTCAACAATAATTATTTGGTAACCTAAATCTAGTAACAAATCTGGACGTCTTTTAGAGCATCCGTCTGTTATTTTTTTGTCTCCAATCCAATCAAAATTAGGATATATTGTTTTCACAAATTCCACAACTGAATATTCTTTTGTTTTGTAATTTCGTGTAGTTGGTTTATCTGGAAACAAATTTACATAACAAAATAAACAATATCCATCGTATTTTTCTTTAACAATTGTATAACACCATTCACTTTTACAAGTTTTATTTTTAACATTTATCATTTCATTTAATTTATGAGTAGCACAATATAAACGTTTTATTTTTCCATTAAAATTGTAAGCGGGCATTTTTTTACATCCTTCATAAATACATCTTTTATTTTTAATGTCAATCATTCCGTCAAGTCTATGAGAAGCACAATATAATGCTATATTTTCTTCTTCAAAATTGTAATGTGATCTGATTTTACAATTATCATAAATACAAGATTTATGAGATACACTTATCATATTTTTTAACTTATGATTAACACAATATAACGGTCTAGATTTACCTTCAACGTTATAAGTTGGTCTGGTGTTACAATCTTCATAAATACATGGTTTATGTTTTACATTAATCATTCCATATAATTTGTGTTTATTACAATATAATCTCTTTGTTTTTCCTTGAAAATTATAATTAGGATTAATATTACATCCTTCTTCAATACAACTTTTATTCATAATATCTATCATTCCAATTATTTTATGTTGAAAGCAATATACCCCTTTTTTTTCACCAATAAAATTATAAAGTGGATATATTTGACATCCTTCGTAAATACAAAATATTTTGTTTTGTTTTTTTGTCACAGTTTTAATAGACGGAGAACAATATAATATTTCTTCTTCCATTAGTTGAATAATATATCATTATTAATAAATATATTTAAATCAATTTTATATATATTTTACATGCCGAACCCACTGAAATCGGTGAGAAAGGGCATAGGCATTGTGTCTGGATTAAATGCGTTATAATTAGGAACTTTCTTGCACGAAAAATTTGGCTCAGGACAACGACCGCACGGAGGACAAGGGGCACATTTAGTAGCATCAAAATTATCAGGACATTTTTGTATAACATCAGGACAACGAGCGCACACGGGGGGTACTATTTGCGACTTGAGTATATACAAATCTTCATCTCCAGGAGGAATTTTTGAACGAGGGATTCCATTTGATTGAGAATTATAATAAGCGGATGGGTCATAGGTAGAATAAGTATTTCCAGCGGGACCAGTAACAGTATTCACTTCTCCTCCATGGGGTCCATAATAAGTGGACGCACTAACATCAGTACCAGTCGTATTATAATCTGAGTCGTATTGATTTATAGTGTCGTCTTGACTGTCATAAGTATATACATTGTTGCCGGTATAAACAATTTTAGATCCGTCCGGAGTTGTAATTTCAACCGCTTTATTTCCATTGCTGTCAGTAATCATTTTAGCAGAACCTCCATTGGGTCCATAATAAGTAGACACGCTAGCATCAGTGCTATTTGTATCAATATAATAAATTTCAGTGGTGCCATTTTTGTTAGTTATAACAATGGTGTTATTATTGGGGGTTTGTATAACTTTAGCAGTTCCTCCGTCAGGTCCATAAAACACACTGGGATATGATGTACCATTATAATGATTATAATTATCATAACTGGCAGTTGTTGTTCCATTTTGTGTGGTAGCAGATACATTTCCAGTATTTTGATTATTTGTTAGTATTAAAACTATATTACCATTGCTATCTTTAACTTTAATAACAGTATGATTATTGGAATCATATACAGTTGCGGTTGCTCCGTCAGGTCCAGTATAAATATTATCAGATGTTCCATTATATGTAGCGGTAGTTCCATTGCTGGTTGTTACAACAAGAGAGTAATTTCCGTTTGTGTCTTTTTGAAATTGAGCAGATGCTCCATTTTCTCCATAAAATGTTTTACTGTAATAACTATTTTCCATACCTTCGATAGTTCCTTTTCCGCCTAAAAATGAACATAAAATTAATCCTAATAATAAAATAACAAAAAGTATTAATAACTCATCTTTCATTGTATAATTTATATTGTGAAAAAAATTGATTTGTTTAATTATATTTATAATTAATTAAATATATAAACTTAGAATGTCTATGAATAATAAAGAAGATTGGGTAAGCGCTATTATTATCGATGATTCGGATGATGAAATAGATGATGTCAATGATAATAAATCTCTTAAAGTAATTGATACTACACAACAAGAAGTAGAAGAAGTAGAAGAAGTTATTGAAATAATCTCTATTTGTAAGAAAATAAAAAAAAAGAAAATGGTTGAACCATTAAAAAATATGTTTGATATAGATACGACAATAATCGAAATAGGTATTGATGAGGCGGGAAGAGGACCGATGTTTGGTAGAGTATACGCCGGAGTAGTTGTTTTACCTAAAGATGACATATTTGATCATTCTCAAATGAAAGACAGTAAAAAATTTACTAGTAAGAAAAAAATAGAAAATGTTGCTGAATATATAAAAGAAAACGCAATAGTTTGGGCAGTTGAATATGAAGATGAACAAACAATAGATAATATAAATATTTTACAAGCAACCCAGTCAGCAATGCATAAAGGTATTAAAAATGTAATTACTCAATTATCAAACAAAACAGATATTGATTATGATAAAATATTATTACTGGTGGATGGAAATTATTTCAAACCGTTTTCAATATTAAATAAAACAAAAACAAAATTTGAAAGTATAAAATGTCAAATGGTTGAAGGAGGTGATAATAAATATACGTCTATAGCGGCAGCTTCAATATTAGCAAAGGTATCAAGAGATAAATATATTGAAGAACTTTGTATACAAAATCCAGAGTTAATAGAACGTTATAGTATTGATTCAAATAAAGGATATGGATCAAAAAAACATATGGAAGGAATTAAAAAATATGGAATTACGAAATGGCATAGAAGAACATTTGGTATATGTAAACAATTTGCTTAATGTAAACTACAATAATAATTAGGTTCACAATGAAATCCTAATTGTTTACATTTAATAATGATATTATACATTGTTTCAATAGATGAAATGTCAAAATATATTATATATTTGGATTTATCAGTACGCCTTTTATAATATGAAGTTATGGTATTGTTAGTTTGTTCTACAAGATTTGATAATAATTTATTTTCTTTTTCAATATCATTATCTTTATTATTTAAATCAACAAACAAATAATTACCAACCATCCTAATTGTAATTTCATAATTTTTGAAAGTTTTATATTTTTCAATGCGCAATAATTGATTACTATCATAATTAATTGTTTTCAATACTGTAACATTAATTGATTTACCGAGATAAGTCACTGTACCAGAATTGACTAAACGAGAAAATGGATTTTCATCTAAATATTCTTTTGAAGGTATATTATCTTCTGTTAGTTGTGATATATTTTCCCACATTTCAATATTCTTATTAATACGTTGTAATCCTTTTTTCCATTCTTGTTTCAAATGATAGTCAGTAATATCTTTATCAATATCAATTAGTTCAATTTGTGTTTTAGCGTGAAACCAAGCATCTTTTGTTTTTTCAACAATATCTAAAACATTAGTACATTTTAATATATCTTTGTAATTGCTTAATTGTCTTAATGTTATGGTATGTTCCATAAATGCTTTATTATTCATTTTAATTCCTTCATAATCGAGCGAGTACAATGTTTTACTTTTTTGTTTGTTTGTCATTTGTCTCCATTCATCAATAGAAATAAATATTCTTTTATCTATACTCATGATGTATTAATTATATTTGAATAATGTATTTTCTTTATATTTTAATTCAATTTTAATTTAGCATTCAAATTGTATATAAAAGTATTTAAAATTGAATTATAATATAAAGAAAATGTATTTAAATATAATAATAAAGTATTGAATGTCACAATTTAAAATCACACAAATAGAATTAACGGATGTTAAATTGCATGGCGACGCAAAATATAATTCAAATAACCACGGTTCAATAAGACCAGATGATTATTTCAATGTTCTATCTCAATCATATACGGATAAATGGATTGATCTATTTAAACCTGAATATAAAAAATTTACAATTGATAATCAAAATTATTTATATTTGTTAAAATTGGCTAATAATGTTGGTAAAATAACCGGAAATATTCCTCAAATTTTTATGGAAGATATGGAACCATTATTTAATGAATTTTCACATCATTTTGATGGAACAAATTATTTTGTCAAGGTAAATAATGTTAGTCTTAAATATGGAATTCACGGTATAGGTCCATATAATAATATTCAAAATATTATCGAATCATCAGTAACTTGTATTGAAGGGCATACACCAATATATCCTTATGTAAAAAAAATAGATGTATATTTATTACCATGGGTTAAAATTGAACCCGTTAATGAATATAGAGTATTTGTTTGTAATAACAAAATTACAGCAATATCACAGCAAAATTTATACTTGAAATTATATGATGAATTAAGTATTTTAAAAATACCTGAAAATCTTCAAATAATTGTAGATTATTTTCAAAAAGAAATAATAAATAAAATAACTTGGATATCATCTTATTGTTATGATTTTGCTATTGTTGATAATAAACCATATTTTATCGAAATGGGTAGTTTTGGTAAAGAATATGCTGCAGGTTCAGCATTATTTCATTGGTTGTTAGATGAAGATATATTATATGGTAAATTAAAAAATAATGTTATTGAATTCAGATATACAATTTAAATAATTAAATTATAATTTTACATTTTAAGCAGAACACATTTCACAAATTTCTTCTTGTTCTTCGCTATTTTCTTTTGTTTCTGGTTCAATGGTAAATTGTTGAGCTTGGTGTTTTGCTTTTCTTCTTAAATAATATATACCCGTTTTTAAACCCTTTTCCCATGAATAAAAGTGCATTGATGTTAGTTTGTTATAAACTGGATCTTCCATCCATAAATTTAAACTTTGACTTTGACAAATATAAGGACCTCTATCTGCTGCCATATCAATTATATGTTTCATTGGAATTTCCCAGACAATTTTATATTTATTTCGAATATGTTGAGGTAAAATAGTTAATTGTTGAATAGAACCTTTATTTGAAATGATGTTATTTTTAATTTGTTCATTCCAATAACCTAATTGTATCAATTCACGCATTAAATATTTATTTACAACTACAAATTCTCCAGCAAGAGTACGACGACTATATATATTACTTGTAAATGGTTCAAAACATTCATTAAATCCAAGAATTTGAGAGGTTGATGCGGTTGGCATTGGAGCGACCAGCAAAGAATTTCTTAAACCGTATTTATTTATATTATTTTTTATTTTTGTCCAATCAAAACGGTCAGACGGAGTTACAGACCACATATCAAATTGAAGTATACCTTGTGACGCAGGAGATCCTTCAAATGAACTATATGCTCCTAATAAATCTTTATTTGTACTTGTGTATTCGAGTTCGATTAATAACTCAGGGTCCAATTTTTGTAGTTTTTTTGTAAATTCCATTGCTAATTCGTTACTTTTTTCTAAAGCAGCGTGATAAATGGTCTCAAATATTTGTTTATTGAGTTCTTTCGCTTCGTCAGAATGAAATGGAATATCTAATAACACAAATGTATCTGCTAACCCTTGAATTCCAATACCAATAGGTCTATGTTTAAAATTGCTATTTCTTGTTTTTTCTGTCGGATAAAAATTAATATCAATTACATTATTTAGATTGTTAGTTATAACTTTTGTGACGTAGTGAAGATGGTCAAAATCAAATGTTTTGTTAGTTTCATTAACAAAAGATGGTAGACCAATGGAAGCTAAATTACATACGGCGGTTTCTTTGTTATCCGAGTACTGCAGAATCTCACAACATAAATTTGACGATTTAATGGTGCCTAAATTTTTTTGATTTGATTTAATATTACACGCATCTTTATACAATAAATACGGTGTACCGGTTTCCATTTGTGAATCTAAAATAGCAAACCATAGGTCTCGCGCATTAATTGTTTTTCGCGCTTTACCTTCATCTTCATATTTTATATATAATTCGTTAAATTCTTCTCCGTACACATCGGAAAGTCCGGGACATTCGTGTGGGCAAAAAAGCGACCATTTGCCATTTTTTTCTTTAACTCTTTCCATAAATAAATCTGAAATCCACAGAGCATAAAATAGATCACGTGCTTTTAGTTCTTCGTCCCCGTGATTTTTACGTAATTCTAAGAAATCAAAAATATCTGCGTGCCAAGGTTCTAAATAAATAGCAAATGAACCACTGCGTTTTCCACCTCCTTGGTCAATGTAGCGAGCAGTATTATTAAATACACGTAACATCGGAACTAATCCATTAGATATTCCGTTAGTTCCTTGAATATGTGTGCCTTTGGCTCTGATATTATGAATATGTAATCCGATACCGCCAGCCCATTTTGAAATAATGGCACAATCTTTTAATGTATCAAATATTCCATTAATACAATCATTTTCCATCGCTATTAGATAACATGAACTCATTTGAGGACGCGGAGTTCCCGCGTTAAATAATGTTGGTGTTGCGTGAATAAAATATTTTTGTGACATTAAATTATATGTTTCTTCAACAAGTTTTAATGAGTCAGGATTATTTATATCTCCGTGTATTCCAATAGAAACACGCATCCACATATGTTGCGGTCTTTCAACAATTTTTTTTTCTTTTTTAAATAAATATGCTCTTTCAAGTGTTTTAAATCCAAAAAAGTCAATTAAGTAATCTCGATCATAATCAATCATTTCATTCAATTCACTAGAATGCTTACTAACATATTGCCATAATTCTGAAGATACTAATGGACGATGTTTTTCATGAATATCTTTAAACATAAATAATTCTTCCATAGCATCGCTAAATTTATCACAAGTATTTTTTTGATGATTTGAAATAACAATACGTCCTGCTAAAGTGCCATAATCTGGATTTAAGGTTGACATTGCTGCACATTGTTCGGCCGCTAATTCGTCAATCTTGGTTGTTGAAATTGTATCGTACAACTGATCAATAACTTTCATAACTAATTGCGGATAATTAATATTAATAGATGCTTCTTGACCTAATTTTTTAATTCTTGTTAAAATCTTATCAAACGCAATCTCCTCTAATTGGCCATTTCTTTTTGTAACGCGCATATCATTATTTTCCATCATAGTATAAATATATATAGTAAATTCATTTTAAGTCAGTTTTCAAAAATAAAATAAATAAGTTTTTATATAATTCTATATTATATGAAAGATAAAATTAATACGTATGGAAAAAGTATGATATTTTTAATAGGAATAATAGTAGCAAGTATATTTTTAGCTCCATTTATTAAAGAAAATAGCGAAGGATTTAGTGGAATTAATGATTTATCAACTCCTGGTGATTTTCCCAAGTCTGTTAATCAAGTAATATTAGATGACTTTCCAATTATAGGTAATAATAAAACATCTGATAATAATTATGATGAAATATGGTGGAAGTATCCTGTGTTTAGTTTGGGTTCTTATAAACAAATAACTAACAATTTAAAACATCATCGTAATCCTGATCAAGGAACTTGTATTCGCGCAGATTTTTGCGGAGCAGCGTATTATGATAATAAAGATACAAAAACAAATATTATTACACCGTTACCTGAAGCAGAAGAAGGAGAGGGAGCAAGAGTAGGATATTTTAGAAGTGAACCAAATAAATTGTTTTTTTCAATTCCAACAAATCAAAATATATTATATTGATAAATACTTATAACTTATCATAATCAATATCAATATTAATTAGTTCTGGAATAGGTACATATGAAGTATTATCAATATCTTTTTTAATAACATTAATTTTATTGTTGAATTGTAATAAACATTTTGAAGTTGTTGGTGTTGTAATATCAATAAATTCTTTTTTCGGTTTGCGATTGGGTGCTCGATGTTCATATCCACTAATTCTTTCTTGTTCAATAATAGTCCATATTTCTTGTAATTTAGAAATATTATCATTGAACCATTGTTTATTTCTACAAACTAACACACAACTAATAATATCCAATTTCCAATAAATTGTTTTCATAAATACATATTTATATTCTGGTTTATGATAAAAATCAATATTTTTGTCTTGCCATTCTTCAATTTCTTTTGGGTGAATTATATCTAATGGTTTATATAAATAAAATGGTTTACCTTCTGCGGTGTGAAAATATATAATAATTCCCTTAATTTTATTGTCTTTTGATAAACAAGTATTCTGAAATTCTAATCCATCTTCATCTTCATATAATTCATTTGATGTGTCAAATAAATACGACGTATAATTAGTATATTCTGTAAATTTTGTTTCAAGAAAGTCACATTCGTCTAAATTACATACTTCCATTTGTAATTGCATTTGAATCCAATATTCTTTCTTTGGAATTCCATTAATTTCACGATTAACAATATTTTTTATTTCCAACATACGACCGTATCTTGTTGATTGTTTATCAATATTTATTCCATCAGGAGAAGCGCCTAAAAATAAATATTTATCATGTTGAATACATCCAAAATCTTCTATTTTTGTATTATACAAATGTTCATAAATGATAACAGACAAAGGTTCATATTTTTGTCCCCAATGAAGAGATGTAGTTGTATTTACCATTACAATTTCATTATTATTATTATTATTATTATTATTATTTAAAATATTTAATGGTTGACATTTTTCATAAATAAGTTGATTTTTTACATTTTGATTTTCAAATGCTTTATACGCGTTAGATGCTGTAATTAAATTATAGCGAAAAATATACCATTCTTCTGTTCTTTGTTTTGGTTGTGGTTTATTTCTTAATATATTTATTTGAATATCAATAAAGTTCATATTTGGTTCTTGTAAAATAATTGTATCTGAAAAAGATCGTGGAAATAAAAATAATTCAAAAAAATCGCATTTGGCTTGTTCAATAATATCATCAATTTCTTCCTCAACATCATCATTATAAAATATATCAAACTCAAAATGTAAATGAATTAATTCACGTATATCATCATCAAAATAATCTTCAAATTCTGGTTCAGTGATAATAGATGGATTTTCATTAATAAATTCATCCATTAAATGTAAACACATTTGATATAATTCAATTGTTTCTTCTTCATCAAAAAAAGATATATTTTCTTCAGGAACAATTAAATCTGTTATATCAAATAATGTATTAGGTATATCATACGGAGGAATAATTAAATGTTTATATATTTCAAATGATACTGTATTAATCATATTATATAATATGTTAGTTTATATTTATATTATTATATAATATGTATATTTACTTTATGTATACTTAACTCTCTTTTTCGGAGTCTGAGTCATCATTATTTTTAATATTTTTTGCGGTTCCTTGTTTCTTTTTTGGCGCTAATCCTTTCAAAGTGGAAACTCTTTTATCAATATTTTTAAGAGTAAAGTGATTTGAAGGTTTATTATGAAATAATGCCGGAATATCTTTAATTTCACCTGTTTCTTTATTATAATTAACATCTTTCACTCGTTGTAATTTTTTTTTATCAAGACAATCTTTGAAAAATGTAATTAATTCATCATATTCAACTTGTGTTAAATTATTGGTAATTTTATAATTATCAGCAAACAAATATAATTTTCTTATTTTTGCTGTTTTATCTAATTTACTCCAAGGTTCATTTGAATTTGTTATTTTTTCATTTTCAAGAAATTTGTCTAAATTTGAAAGGTTACTTGAAGTATTATTTTCTGGCCAAGGGACACCATTTAAAATCATAGATTTATATTTAAGTGTTTTTAATTCATTGCAAACGGTTGTTTGTGTTTCTTTACTCATCTTATATAGTATATTGTAAAATTGAGTTTAACTTTGTTTTTTATATAATATTAAAACTATATATATTCAAAATAATGTTTATATTGATTATATAATATATAAAAATTAAAAAACTTAAATTCTGATACCTCTCCAATATTCGAATTCTTCAGTATAATTACTTTTATTATGAAGATTTTGTATTATTTGTTTTTTTTTATTTATAATATATTGTTTTTTGTAAATATCTTCATCAAAAATATATTTTAATTCATCATCAGTTATTTTATTAATTTTTTCTAAAATTTCATCAAATGTTAATAAAAACACAGAATAATCAGAACGATGAGATACTTCACAATCGTACTCATCATAAATTAAAAGTACCTTTTTTCCTGATATATGATTCCAAACATATACTTGTTCTTCATATAACCAATCATAATCTCCACAATTAGAAACTGGTGAATGATAACATTCATATGATTCATATAATAATATAGGGTTTTCAATATTATTGAACAATGTTTCTAATGTGACATTATTTGTTGAATAAGTAAAAGAATTTACACGTCCAACACCTTTCAATAGAGGTGTTTTGTTTAATATTGTTAAAATATCTTCAAAACGGTCTTTAGCATTATACTGAAATCCACATCTATTTTCATCATCATATCCAGGAGGAACCTTTAATAAGTTATGAAGTTTTTCAAATTCTTGAATCATTTATATAAAATATTATATATTATTTTTATATTCATATTCAAATATAAAATATAAAATATAATAATATATAATGGATAATAATATAAAAAAAATAATAATTTGTGAACCCGAAAAACAGAAGTCTCAACAAAATAAAACAAAAAAAATAAATTTTGAAAAAGAAATAAAATTAAGAGTAGAAACAAAAACTTGGGGATTGAATGATGAAGAATTAACTCATCAAAAACAATTTAACAATATTATATGTGATGAATTTATTGTTAACGAAAATAAGGATAAATATAAAACAAAATTAGCATCTCATATAAAAAATAAATTATATAATTATAAACAACAAGATATAATAAAAAAAAAATTAAACGAAGAACAATTTGTAAGTTATGAAGAAACTATACAATTATTGAGAATGTGTGATTTAAAATGTTGTTATTGTTCAAGTGAAGTATATATTTTATATGAACGAGTAAGAGAAATGAAACAATGGTCATTAGATAGAGTTGATAACAATATTGGTCATAATAGCGGTAATGTAGTAATATCTTGTTTAGAATGTAATCTGAAAAGAAGGAGAACTAACAAAGATGCATTTATGTTTACAAAAAATATGGTTATTATTAAAGAAAAATAATAGTTTTTATCTGTATATATTATAATTATGTTTAGTTCACAAACATATATTGATAATGGTGATTTTAGTAACTTTTTAATTGAAAACAATATATTACCAACAATGGCAAGTGTTAGTATAGGTCTTGTTAGTAGTGATTTTATAAAATCATTTGTTAGTGATATAGTTTTTCCATTAATTGTTTTGTTATTAGGATTTACAAATATTAAAATATTTCAAATACCATTAACAAATAATACAAAATTCAACTTCATAAAATTCTTTCAAAATTTTACATCTTTGATTATTATAATATTAACAACCTATTTTTTTATAAGTTATTTTTCACAATTAGTTATTAAAAAAAAAGAAAACGAAAAAACAAATAAAAATTTAGGTTAAATACTATATTATTTTAAACATAAATAATATAATGTATATTACGTGGAAATGGAGTATAGGAGAAGCATATTATAAAAGCGAAAGATTAAAGGGACAAAGTCAAGAAAAGGGACAAGGTCAAGAAAATAATTCACAAATAAACGCAATGAACCAATCTTTAGCAGATACGTCCTTTTTCAATCAAGATACAGATCTCATTAACATTACAAATACAATGTTTTCAAGAAATCAAAATACAAATGAAACAAAACGTGAAGACCTTGATACAAAAATAGCAGACCGCGAAATGATTGCTCAAAGAGGGTTTAATCCGTTTTTACAAACAAGTTATGTTAATGATATTGTATCTCATGATATGTTTTTAAAACCTGTAAACACAACATTTGGAAATACTAACAAAACATCTTAAATACTTTTAACACACATTGTATGAAGTAATCTATTTACTAAATATGCCAAAAATGTATTCAAAAGAACCAACAATGAGTTTACAACAAACATCGCATTTACTTTCTTAATATGAGTCACCATAAAATAACCTATTGATAAAAAACTGGTAACAAACATTATTGAAAATAATACGGATAGAGCATAAAAATAAACGCAAAATTCTCTGGGCAAAGGTCCAAAATAACGATCCATAAAAGAAACAGACATATAATATTTATTTAGATATTAAATTTATTTTTATAATAAATTACTTTTAAAATAAAACAACTTAAATAAATCATTTTAACACTAAATAATGAATTGTAATTATACCACTCAAAATGATTTATTACTCAAAAACTTAATGATATTCTATAAAACAGATGACCTAAATGGGAACTATAATCCAACAAATAATTTAGATAAAATGCTAAAACTTATTACCGGAGAATCTAAAATTTCACTTCGAATTGTGGACTGGTTTGCAACCAATTATTCTAAAAAGTATTACACACTTTACGTAATTGAAGCGAGCGCCGATAATGTTACCCGACGATTTAAAGTATACGATGATTACAAGTTAAAGTTGAAAGCTTACAGCAAAAAAAGATTTGACCCTTTTTGTCGGTGGGATAGAATAAGTATTCCATACACAAATGGAAAATTTATTGAAACCACTATTGGACAACTTAATTTTTTCAAATGGGCGCTTGAAAACAAGGTGATAGATTACATTGAACAAAATTATATTGAGATTGAAAAAGATATGAATAATCGTAATAGTACTTCCAAACGAAAGGAGATTGTGACTGATAATTCAAAGACACGAAAAAAACGTGAGGAACTTTCAGTTTCGGCGACAAAAAGCATAAAAAAAGAGAAGGTAGAAATTGTTGTCCAGTTTCATTAACGAATGCTTTTACTTTTAAAATCAAAAACAATATTATAAATAACAACTTAAAGACAACACTTGTTATTTATATATAATTGAAATGGAAGAACTCAATATCGTTGAACTCATTGAAAATAACCCGATAACCAAGTTATCACAAGATTATAATGTTAAATTATTAACAAAAATTAAAGAACAATTTACCGATTTTGAACAACAATTGTTTTTATCAAGTTTTTATTGCTATCTTAATTATGACCAAAAAAAAGATTTTATTATTGATTTAGATAATGTGTGGAAATGGATGGGATTTAGTCAAAAAGATGCGGCTAAAAGAGTTCTTGAAAAAAATTTTTGTATTGATTATGATTATAAAATTATTGCTCCACCGACTTGTGGAGCAAAAAAAGATAGGGGAGGTCATAATAAAGAAATAATTATGTTAAATATTTATACATTTAAAAAATTTTGTCTTAAATCAGGAACAAAAAAAGCAAATGAAATTCATGAATATTATTTAAATCTAGAAGAATTAATTCAAGAAACATTACAAGAAGAATGTAATGAGTTAAAATTACAATTAGAAAATATTGTAACCACAACAGAAAAAGAAAAAGAAGAATTGAAAGAAAAAACATTATTAGAACAATTTCCAATTAATAAACAATGTGTTTATATTGGATTAGTTGATAATAAAACATTAGGTAAACCAAATAGTAAAATGTATAGAGAAACAGTAATAAAATTTGGACAAAGTAACAATTTACAAGAAAGAGTAAAAACACATAAAAAAACATATGAAAATTTTAGATTATATAATGCGTTTAATGTTAAAAATAAAATCGAGATAGAAAATTGTATTAAAAAACACCCAACATTTAAAAACAGATTAAGAATTGTGACTATAGATGATATTGCTCATAGAGAATTAATTGCGCTTGATGATGGAGAATATACTATTGACAAAGTTGAACAATTGATAAAAGAAATTATCAAAGAAAATGAATACAATGTTGAAAATTATAATTTGTTATTGAATAAAAATGAAGAATTACAAAACGAAATTTATAGATTAAAAGATACGATTAACGAACAAGAAAAATTATTAAAAAATAACGATAAAAAAATACATAAATTGGAATATGATGTAACAAATGATATTAAAGGTAAAATAGCAAGCAACTATGCTATATGTAAATATGGATATTTTTTATACGCGTATCAGTATGAAAATATGAGATTTGTATGTTCTATTTCAAGACAAAAAGATTATGATACAGTTTTAAAAAATCTTAAGGAGTTATACCCGTCAGGAGAAATGATTTGTCAAGAAAAGTGTTCATATCCATTAACAGAAAAAAATATGATGTTTATTTTAAAACAAAATTGTCTTAGTCTTGGACAAAATAAATTTGAAGGTTCAATAAATAATATAATAAAAATATTTGAAACATCTGTGAAATTGGAAGAAGTATTAATAAAACAGTCGAAAGATATTGATTCTTTATTAGAATTATTATCAGATACCAAGATGAATATTAATACGAATTTAACAAATGTAATAAATGATACAACAACAAATGTAATAAATGATACAACAATAAATGTAATAAATCATGAAATACCGGTTGTCAGAAAGGCAAAACGTTCAATTGATAAAATAAATAAAGACACTGGTGAAGTTTTAGCCACATTTGAGAGTATAGAAGCTGCCGGACGTTCGTGTGGATTAACTACTGGAACGGCGGTGGGTTATGCACTAAGAGAAAAAAAAATTTGTAAAGGATTTTTATGGAGATATTCAGGTGTTTCGAAAGAAGAACAATTCGCAGAACAACCTGTAATTAAAATTTGTTGTAAAAATGGAGAAAAAACATATTTTAAAACAATTGCTGAAGCAGGAAAAGACGCTAATATTTCTGCGCCAGGATTAAGAATGCGAATATTAACGGATGTTCATGCTGATAATTTTCATTGGGTTTTTAATAAAGAAGCTTGTCATTATATCTAAATGCCAATTATTTATAATAAAATTGAAATAATTTATTATAAACAAAGTGTATGTATAATTACTATAATGTCTAATATTTTTCAAAATGAATTGTGTTATTTTTGCGATGAAACTTATCCTCATCCAAGTTGTTTTATAACTAACTATGATGATTTATGGGTTTGTGACAGTTGTGATAACTTTACACTACCTATAAATTATACAAATAGTAGAGAAAATGGCGAATGTTGTGTTTGTATTGAAGAAAAACCTTTAGTTGAATTACCTACTTGTAGTCATAAAGTATGTTTAAAATGTTGTAAAACAATATATTTTGGTTCTACGACAGATGTACTACCCTTACATTGGAGAGAAATTGATAATGAATGTCCTAATTGGCCTTTTTATGAATATGAAGATTATAATGAAGATGATGAAGATAAAAAACAAGAAGAATATTATTATTTTGAAGATACATATTTTAATTACGAAGAAAATACATATGATGAACTAACAGAAATTAGAAATAGTTTAATCTCTGAAAGACCTGATTGGATGAATACAGAAGAATTTATAAATTATGAAAATAATTGTTTTAGGTATCATACAAATTTTGCAAAAGTGGATAAAGATTGGAATGAATGGAATAATAATAAAACAAAAGGGAATGGAACTTGTCCATTATGTAGAGCAAAACCAATATAAATAGTTGTTTATATTTTTATATTTAAATGCTAATTATTTTGGCTATACTTTTTCTAAAGGTATATTATAAAGGTATATAATATGAACAACATTCAAAAAAGATTTATATTATTTTTATTTGGTTGTATTGGGACTAGAAGTTTGTTAGTTTATATTGCCAAGACAACTAACAAAACAATTTTAATGTATATGGGTTATTTAGCATTATTACCTGCTATAGGATTTTTTTATTTATTTTTAACGGGGTCAAGAAAAACAGGTTCAGAAGTATTTGGAGATAAAATATGGTGGAATAATTTAAGACCAATTCACGGAATATTATATTCTTTATTCGCGTATAATGCGATAACAGGTAATTCAAATGCGTGGATTTATTTGTTAGTTGATGTAGTATTTGGACTTGCGAGTTTTTTAATTTTTCATTATATTAATGGTGATTTTAATAAATTGTGTTAACATATTTATATGTAAATGTATTTAAATATAATACTATAAATAAATAAAAATGATACAAAGTTTTGTTTTTTTTAGTTTTACAACTATTTTAAGTATTTCTATTGCTTTTAGTATAACTTCATTGTGGATGTGGTGTAAAGGTAGGTTATATAATTATTATTAATAAGTATTTAAATATATATAATAAAAATATATATGAAAACTATAAATATTATAAAAAGAATTGAACCATTGGAACCAGCAAATAAAATATTATTGGATCAATTATTAGTTGAAAAAGGAGGAATTGATTTACCTGATGATTTTTATAATTATTTAACTCAAGAATCATATAATAAATTATTATTTTTTGGAAATGATAATAATATAAAATTTCATGATGATGAATATTGTTATGATTATATTGATTTATACTTACTTCCATCAAATGAAGACCATAAAGTTTATATATTAGATAATATTGAGTTTTTTAGTTTTAGTACTATTTCAGAAGAAATGATATTATTTAATAAAGAATATTTTAAAGAAGATTATGAAATTACTTTCAATGATTTAAATAAATGGATGATAAACATAGGACAAGGACATTATTTTGGTAATGAATATTATATTTATATTGGTGAAGGTCCTTATTTTGGTTCAATATGGCAAAATTGGAATGATTCCATAAGCAGTTGTGAAATAGATTATGGTTATGCGTTCGCGACATTTACTGAATTTCGTAATTATATAAAAGAAGGAAGAATACATAAATATAAAGATTTCTGATTAATTAATTATTTTTTAAGTTGTTCTTCAATATAAAAACTAACAATATAAATAAAATATGGGAAATACTCAACCAATGAAAAAAATCAATTATGAAGATATGCAAACTGTCATTAAAAATCCAGAAATATATTTGATAATAAAAAAGTATTTAAATATTTTAAACAATAAATAAAAATGATACGTAGTGTTGCGTTTTTTGTTTTACATTTTTTTAATCGATATACCAATTAAATTTGGTATAACTGTATTTTGGTTTTGATGTAAAAGTAGGTTTTATTATTATTAATAATATTTATTGAAACTATATTAGCTTGTTTTCTCGCCTCCTAAACACGATGGTAATTCTGATTTGTTAGTATCTTGGTTATACATTTTTGCACCAACTGTTGATTTTAATTTTTCAATCATCATTCCTAAAGAACCACAATATTTACCAAATGTATCCATCTCAGTTTTTGAAAAAATACATTTAGTACCTATTTTTTTCTTCTCGTAAAAATAAGGTTTAAATCTATTCGTAATATATGTAATACAATTATATACATTTATATCTTTTACTGAACCATAACATTTATCTGATTTTTTATAAATTCCATAAACACTATTATCAACAACACCATTATTTGTGTTTATATAATCATTTATATCATTATCATTAGATTGATCTTGCGTAAATAATGTAAATCTATGTATTTCACAACCAGGTTCATTATATATTGCTTTAAACATCTCGGTATCAACATGTATTACACCTGGATACATTTGTATATTATCACTAGTTTCATTATAAGATTTAGCTTCAAATTCGGCTATAAGATTGTTAAAATTATCAATAGTATCGAAATTTAAATAACCATCTGAATCGGTATATTCTCCATCATTTCTAGGTATTTCTTTAGAAACATGTGTGTCGTATAAATCATCAACATTTACACTGTACCCATAAATAGGTCCATTATTTGGATCAAAACTAAACGCACAATGACCCCAAATAGCTGGTAACAATACTTGTTTAACCTTAACATTTTCATTTTTATCATTTGTTTCTATTATTTCTGAATAATTTCTTTTGCATCTATTATTTATCCATATATATATTTCATTATCATTAAAAGGAGGAAATATTGGTTCTGCTTCATTTGCCTTTAAACCACATTCATCTAATATCTCCTGCTCAGTTTCATACATAGAATATTTTTCACCTGTTTTTAATGTCTTATATCCACCACCCCTTATACAACGTTTTTTTGTTTTACATTTTTTGTTTTTTGTTTTTCGTTTTACATTTTTTGTTTTATATTTTACATTTTTTGTTTTTCGTGTTTTTTTTATTTTTTTATTTATCATATATATTTGTATGATAAAAAATAAAATATTATATAATTAATTTTAATAAATTAATGTAACATATTTATTGGAACAAAATAATATAATAAATGGCCTTCAACACCAACTGGTTTACACGAATTTATTATACAAGGTGTTTTATTTCCACAAATAACACATTCTTTTCTATTTTTAATATTATTTCCATATATAATAAAAAAAATGCTTAATATAAAAATATATTGATACATATATAAATATATAAAATGTATTTAAATATAAATTTTAATATAAATACACAAAAAAATGATTGCGATATTATTAGCTAGTTTTTTTATTGGATTATCTATTGGAATTGGTACATATTTATTATATGATTGTATTATAAATAAATGCTATAATATTATATAATAATTAATATACTTGTTTATCTTTTGGATAAATATTTAATAAATACCCATACCAACTTACTCTAACATATTCAACTGTTCCTATATCAAGATTTTTTATATTATTTATGATTTCTTGTTTTTTATTTTCAGATAATGAAAATTTTGAATTTCTTTTGAAATGTAATATATTTGTATTTTCAATTTGTTCATCTGTAAGTTTACCTCCTTCAAATGCTGAAAATATATTTTCTTTTTCAAATTGAAAATAAGGATGCGCCAATTGTTCAACATTTTTTATAATTTCAAAATGATTCATATTTGATATAATATATAAATTATTATTTTATACATTTCAAATTCAATTTTTTATTGATTAAAATAAGTATTTAAATATATGATATGTAATTATATTGAAGAAGGAAGAATAAATAAATGTGAATATTTCTGATAAATAAATAATTTTTAAGTTGTTCTTCAATTTAAAAACTAACAATATAAATAAAATATGGGAAATACTCAACCAATGAAAAAAATCAATTATGAAGATATGCAAACCGTAATAAAAAATCCAGAAATATACTTAATTATTAATACGTTGAATCACAATGAACAACAATGTTTAATAATAAATACAATATCTGTTAATGATGAAGAAATATTAATAAATAAATTCATAAAAGAAAATAAAAGTATTCGAATAATAATTTACGGTAAAAATTGTAATGATGAAAGTATAGATAAAAAGTATCAACAATTATATTCGTTAGGATTTTACAATATACTTGTTTATTTAGGAGGAATGTTTGAATGGTTGATGTTACAAGATATTTATGGTAAAGATTTGTTTCCAACAACAAAAAAAGAAGTTGATTTATTAAAATATAAGTCTTCTCAGTCATTAAATATTGGACTTTTAGAATATTAAATATAATCACAAACAACAGCAATAAATTTATCATCTTCATTTTTAGAATTATCATTTAATATGACTTTGAATGGTTTTCCACATCCGACAATTAACTGATTTTCAATATAATGATCGCATAAATTCTTTGGCGTATGAGGATCTATTTGTAACATATTATTTTTAAATACACCGTGACGAAAAATGCAGCAATTAAGTTGTTCGATAACAATAGTTTCTTTACAATGAGGGCATTCAACAACAATATTAACTAATATGGTGGTATCCATTTATAATATAAATAAATATTTTTAATATGTGTTAAATATAAATATATTGATATTATTCAACCATTCATCGATAACTGTTTCATTTTTATAAATATCTATATTTCCGTCTAAAAATAATTTATGCTTAATTATATCACGGTTGTTTAAAAAGTCTTCATGATATTTGTGACAATCAATTAAATAAGTTAATGGAATAACCTCTTCTCCATCTCTTGCTCTTTTGTGAATTCTTTCATAACATTTTACGGGGTCTGTAGTAACATAGATTGAATAATTTATAGGAAAATCTTTTGCGAATTCGTCAAACCAATTTAAATAAATTTGATAACAAACATTTTCAATTTTACCCTGATTAAATAACATTTTAGCAAATACTTCTCTATCGGTGTATAAACTGCGTTCCGTTATAATAATATATTCTTTTTCATACTTTGGATTATCATTTTGTATTTTTTTAATAGTGTCTCTTAATATTTTTAGTCGAGAAATATACGCCATCATTTGAAATGCAAATGAATATTTTTCTTGATTTGAATAAAATAATTTTAACATTGTATTTCCTTCATTATCTTTAATTTTTTCCCAATCATCAACTGGTTCGCGTAAAAATATCACATTTGTATTATTTTCATAATATTTTCGAATGTTTTCAAGTAATGTGGATTTCCCAGAACCGATATTTCCTTCGATTGATACAATCTTGTAATTAATGGACATTATTATTATTATATATGGAAATACTTTTATATCATAATATTATTTCAATTTTTTTAATTAGTTAAAAAAAATTGAATTATTAAAACGATATAAAGATAGTAGTATATTAGTATATACTCGTCTTTAAAATGGATCTTACACAACGTAAATTATCTAAGTCTGAATGGGATGGTATTGAAATCCCCGTTAATAAAGATGAACTTGAAATATTACAATTAATTGTTAATGGATTTTCCAATGTACAATTAAAAGTTAATAACACTAATTCTATCTTTACACAATTAAAGATAGAATACAATGATCAAATTGAAGAATTTCTTTACGCTAATTACTTTGCTGAAAAAATCAAAACACTTGTTCAAAAATATAAAATTTCATTTATTTGTTTTACAAGTTCACGTAAAAAAAATGGTGATGAAAACAACGAGCAATCTCAAGAAATGTATTATGTGAATGTCGCTTCAATTGTTAAACTAAAGAGCAGTGATCAAATTAGATTATCTCGATTTAACACTGAAACAATTAGCAGTAATAATAATATATATGAATTTGTCCTCTACAATAATTTAGAAAAAATGCTCGAATATAAAGAAAAAAATAATAATAAATGGATGTACTATTGTTATACACTTAATAAACTCATAAAAAATAATGTTGAAAAAGTGAATAGATATTTGAAAGAAATTATTGAAACATTTATAAAAAATTATGAAAAAGATGTAGATTTGCTGTATATACTTCGTAACTCATCTGAAATTATTGAGAAAAACCCAAATATATTGAAATACAGTGATTTGTCATTATATGATCATCAGAAAACTATATTTACCGCTATAAAAAGTGTTAAACCCAAATTAATTTTATATATTGCTCCTACTGGTACTGGAAAAACACTAACACCTCTTGGACTATCTCAAACATATAAAGTAATATTTGTTTGCGCTGCTAGACACGTAGGTCTTGCTCTTGCCAGATCGGCAATTTCTATAGGTAAACGTATTGCGTTTGCGTTTGGATGTTCTGCTGCGGAAGATGTACGTTTACATTACTTTGCTGCAAAAGAATATACGAAAGATAGACGAAGTGGTCAAATAAGAAAAGTTGATAATACAGTTGGAGATAAGGTTGAAATAATTATATGTGATATTAGGTCTTATTTGCCAGCAATGTTTTATATGGCATCATTTAATGATATTAATAATATTATAACCTATTGGGATGAACCTACAATAACAATGGATTATAAACATCACGAATTACATACAATAATCAAAAACAACTGGAAAAAAAATATTATACCAAATTTCATTTTATCATCTGCCACATTACCAAAATTACACGAGTTAACGCATACTATTGCTGATTTTAAAGAAAAGTTTTCGGAAGCGATAATTCATAATATTGTTAGTTATGATTGTCGTAAAACAATTCCTTTAATAAATAATGACGGATATATTGTTATGCCGCACTATCTTCACGAAGATTATTCAAATATTATGGAAACGGTTACACATTGTGAAGAAAATTTATCATTATTGCGATATTTTGATCTTAAAGAAGCGTCAGAATTTATTTATTATGTTGAAACAAATAAATTGAATAAATCATCCGCAAGATTCGAAAGAAACTTTGCTTTGATTGATGATATTGATATGACACAAATAAAATTATATTATCTCAAAGTATTGAAAAATATAATACCATCATCTTGGTCTACAATTTATAATTATTTTAATATTCAAAGAGTGAAACACATTAAATTTAATAATACGGTTGATGGTAAAGGAAATGCTATTTCAAGAACAAAAAGTTTGACAACAAATATTAATTCTTCAAAATCAAAACAAGGTGAAATGTTATCTCGTGCTGAAAGTATTCAAATTCCTCTAATAAATACCAATACGGATCCTCCGGGAAGTTGTGGAATATTTGTAACCACAAAAGACAGTTACACATTAACTGATGGTCCGACGATATTTTTAGCAAATGATCTTCCAAAAATAGCAAAATTTTGTATTCAGCAAGCCAATATTCCCGCAATTGTTATGAAAGATATTACTGATAAAATCGAGTATAATAATCAAATCAACGAAAGAGTTGAAAATATTGAAAAAGACCTTGAATTTGAAGAAACAAAAATGGAATCTAATTCATCTTCAGGTTCTTGTGATAACTCAAAAGAAGCGAAAAAACTACAAGGTAAAAAAGATAAGAAAAATTCATCAAAAGCGTTTGATAAAATGCTTGACAGAACAACCGATAAAACTATTACAAAGTTAAGAGAAGAAATTACAACATTAAAAGGTATGATTAAAAATGCCAGATTAGATGATATGTTTATTCCAAATAGACTTGCGCATTTAGAAAAATGGGCAAAAGGACTTAATACATCTGGTGCTTTTACAAGCAATATTGAAGAGAGTATTATAGTTTCTATTATGTTGCTAAAAGATGTTGAAGACAGTTGGAAAATTTTATTATTACTCGGTATTGGAGTGTTTACACAACATAAAAGCAGTTCTTATACAGAAATTATGAAAACATTGGCAGATCAACAAAAATTATATTTAATTATAGCGGATAGTGATTATATTTATGGAACTAATTATCAATTTTGTCACGGTTATTTAAGTAAAGACCTTGAACTAACACAAGAAAAAATCATACAGGCGTTAGGACGCATAGGTCGTAATAATATTCAACAACAATATAGTTCTCGTTTTAGAGATAATTCACAAATTACAACATTATTTACACGATTCAATTCTGAAGACAAACCTGAAGTAATTAATATGAACGAACTATTTAATTGTAAAAATATAAAATGGAATGGAACTGAATATTTAGAACAAGAAATTGAACAAGAGCAAGTTGTTGAACAACTGAAAGAAGAAAATTAATATTAATATATTATATTTTAGATTTATTGTGTATTGTTTTTTTATGTTTTCTTTTTTTATTAATTGTTTTCTTTATTTTTCTTATTTTCTTTATTTTCCTTGTTTTACCACCGTCCATTCCTGGAAAACTTTGATTATCAAGATCACTAAAATCTTGTGTATATTTTTTTATATCTTTTTTTTCTTTTTTTGATTCGGCAGATTCAAAATCAGAATATGTTATATCATAATAAGGGTTATCATTTGCATTAATTCTTTTTTCAACATTTGATTGTGAAATACCTTTACCATCCCCTGTATTTCCACTAACATTATAAATAATTAATCCTAAAATTACCATTAAAAAACTACCACCCGCAATACTTATTATTAATGTTTTATTTGTATTCATTAATAATAAATGATATAATAACTTATCAGTAAAAATACAATTTAAATACTTATTTTTTATTAACTGTTTTATTTTTTTTTGTATTTTTTTTATATTTTTTTGTACTCTTTTTTTTATTACCTCCAAAAAGAGGTGCTTTTTCGCCATTAATACCCGTAATATAATCTCCAAACTGATTTTTCCCTATTTCTCCTATTTTCCCCTCATTATTTTCATTTGTATTTCCTCCAATTATTGAATAACCTATAATTAATAAAAGAATTCCACCAGCGATGCTTCCAATAACAATTGGTCGATTTAATTTCATTATAATAATAAATGATATTAAATAATTATTTTATTTTGACATTGATTGAATAACTTCATCAATTCCATTATCAAAATTAGTTAATATGGTCCATCCTAAATCCTTTACTTTTTGATTACTTATGTAATATCTTTTATCATTGAATGGTCTATCTTCAATATGACTAATCCATTTTTCATAATCTTTTGTTTTTGTTATTTTTTCAATCAACATATAAGCAATTTGAGTAACTGTATATTCGTGATGGTCGTCGCTACCAATATTATATATTTCTCCTATTTGACCTTTTTCTAAAATCAATTTTAACGCAGAACATACATCATTTACGTGTAAAAATGCTCTTACATTTGATCCGTCGCCTTGAATTGTGACTTGTTCACCCTTTAAAAGTTGTTGAATAAATCTTGGTATTAATTTTTCCGGATATTGATTAGGTCCATACACATTATTTCCACGTGTTATTATAATAGGCATTTTAAAAGAATGATAATATGATTTTGCGATTAATTCAGCTGCTGCTTTTGTTGCGGCGTAAGGATTTGTTGGACACAAAACAGAATCTTCATTTTTTTTCTCTTCATTTTCTGATAACATTGATTCTCCATATACTTCATCAGTAGAAATATGAATAAATTTTTGTATCTTACCATATTTACGACACGCTTCTAATAATGTATGAGTTCCTACAACGTTATCAAGCGTATATTGTATAGCATTATCAAATGAATTTTGTACGTGAGATTGCGCTGCGAAATGAATAACAGTATCAATTTTGTAAATTTCTAAAACATTTGATATTAAATCATAAGAACATAAATTTCCTTTTACTAAATGGTATCTATTTGAATTACGTATATTTTCATTTACATTATTTTGACTTGCACAATAATACATTGCGTCTAAATTAACTATTTCAACATCAGAATTTTCATTGAAATAGTAATTTACAAAATTAGAACCAATAAAACCACAACAACCGGTAACTAACAATTTCATAATATATAATTAATATTTGTATTAAATATTATGAACGCTTTAATTTAATATTTATATTAAATTTAATATTTATATTAATTTTAATTTTGTTTATTAACTTTCATACAAACTAACACATCTCTTACTGCATCTTTTATTGGTTTTATATTGTTTATATTATCTAATTCTAATGTTGTTGTATCTAAACAATTATTAGAACGTTTTGATGCTAATATATTATTTTGTTCATCAATAGAGAAATTTTCCCATGTAAAATCGGGATCAACAATTTCCTTATACATTTCTAATATTTCATTATGCGTAATTAATCCGGGGTTTGTTAAATTAACCGTACCTTTTCGATAACTTAAAGCATATTGTATCATAACGGGTAATAAATTATCTAATACAGTCATCGAATTTGGAATTGAACATATTTTTTTATAATTTGTAATTTTTGTTATAAAATTGCGAGAAATGATTTCACTTGTAATTGGCATTCTAATTCGTATATTTAATGCTTCATCATCAAATAATTCGTGCATCAATTTATCAGTATATCCTTTTACAATAGAATAGGATGAACCAAAAAAATTAGGTTGATCGGACTCCTTAAATCCAGTCAATTCATCACCGTATGAATGATTATCATCATACTCAAAAATACATCCAGTACCTAAATAAGTAAAATGTATTCCATATTTTACACAAATTGATGATAACAAAATGGGACCATATAAATTATCTTTGATATTCTCTACTAGTTTTCCGGGTTTCTCCAAATAATCAATTGTTGAAATAGTTTCGCCTTCGTATACTCCGTGCGTTCTTCCAATAAATGACATTACGTGTGTTAAACCTTCAAAAGAACTGATCTCTGTGAAAACAGATTTATAATCATCTGCTCTACATTTTGATTTTACTACTTTTAAACCCATACTAATTAACAAATCATACACTTTGGAACCGATCCATCCATTTCCTCCATACAATAAAAAACAAGGTTTTGAATTCAATTCACTCATAATAATATTTATTTGAATTTTCTTTAAATTGTTATTTGTTAGTTTATTTACAAACATTTTACTTTACTTCCTAATTCTTTATAATAATAGTTATTATATGGAATATTATTTGTTAACGCTTTTGCTAATGTTTTATCGCTCATTTTTAATTCTTTAATACAATCATATTTACATGAAAACTCTTTGACTAAATTATTATTAACATCATATTGACCTATACCATTTTTGTATAATAATGGTGATCCATTTTTTTCTTCGAATTTTTCAATTAAATTTTCACTACAAGTATCATATAAAGTATAATAAAAACCATTTGATAAAGTATTATTTTTAACCGAATTATCTAACCCAGACGAACTTTGATATCCATTTTGTTGCGCTGCTGTTTTTCTATCAATATATACATTTAATATTTCTGTTTTATCTTGGTTTATTTTCGCAACATATCCTACATTTTGAACCTTAGTTTGTTTTGTTGGTTGAATTATGTGAATTTTATTTGGGTCTAAATTTCTTTCAACTAACAACCATCTAAATCCACAATAGATTGTATTTTCTTCTACAGCCTTTGAAATACTTGGTCTTTTAATATTTTTACATTCGTTCATTGCTTCAGTAACAGATTCATATACCTTTACAAGTTGAAGTGTTTCTGGATTAATTTGTTGAAGACGCGGTCCTAGATGCGGCATTTGCTGATTAAATCCTGTTACAACCTTAGTTTCTTTTTCATTAAGTTTACTTAGAATTTTTTCTATCGAGTTTTCTAGAGAACTCACCTTATTTGTTAATAGTTTATTGGTTTGAATTAGTTCTTTTAACATTTCATTATCATTATTAATAATCTGACCATTATTTTTTAATTTTAAAGTTTCAATTTCAAGTAATAATTCTCTTACTTTATAATTATAATTATTAATATTGTCGTTTATGATTTTTAACAAAGTTTGATGCGTAAGTGTAGTTCCTATTAAAAATAATTCAGTTTCTGATTCATGATCAAATAAATTCTTAACATTTGTTAGTTGAATACTTTGATGTGAATGTAAAAATTGTTCAAAATCGTGAGATTTATCAACTTGAAAACAATTTAATAATAAAATATTTTTATGATTTGCTTTACATTCTTGATATCGGTCTTTTATACCCTTAGTACTATGTCCTAATTTAATAATATATGTACCATTATCATTTGATTTAACCTTAATAATATATATTATAGAACCTATGTTAGCATATTGTGTTAATAATAATCTCTCTCTTTCAAACTCTTTTTCTTTTATAATTTCCTTATTTTTTATATTTTCAATTTGTTGTAATTGATTTTTTAATTCATCACATTCTTCTTTTGTAATTTCAAACATAATATTTTCTAATTTTATAAAATAATCATGAACCTCATCTGCTTTTTTAGTGCACGCCTTTAAACAAAATTTTTTAAATGTATCAATGTTTAACATAATAATTTCTTTATTATGACCTCCTCTATTATCTTTTTTTTGCTCACCCATCTTAGTGAGCAAAACTTTATAATCTTTATCAATCACAAAATTTTTTATTAAAACAGTTTTTGAGTGAGCTTTATTAGAAAACTCAATCCATTTCCATACATTATCTAAATCAATAACAAAATCATTCTTGGGGTCATATTTTAAATAGCAATAAAAACTAGATAAAAATAGTTGTTGTTCATAATCTGTGAAATGATTTTTCACTTTTTCAACTAATTTGCTCTGATAATCACCCGAAAATTTAGTGATTGGATTGCTTTCAATAAGATTTACAATGTCTATGCTCATAGTATACAATATATTAACAAGTTGTCTTTAAATTGTTTTTTGCTTTTAATATTAAAATACAAAATATGTATTTGATTTTTAATATTAAAATATATAAATAAATTCCACAGCATATATGGTCTTTAGTTGGAATAAGCGAGACCTCCCATACCACTCATAATTCTCAGCACATTATAATTGGTCGCATAAACGCGCACTTTAGCAGTCTTAGTTCCCTCAACGGTAGCATTAGACAAGACCAATTGTAGTGTGGCGTTATCAATTCTGGAAAAATTACACGTGCCTGAGGGTTGATGTTCCTCGGGTCGCAGAGCAAACGAGTACACATTAATACCTTCATCAGGGTTTCTGGTATGTGATTGGTAAGGTTGGACCCAAGAGAAGTAAGACCCTTCACGCTCAGAGAAGCGATCTTGACCGTTCAATTGAAGTTTAGCAGTGACAACTGGATTTTGTCCCCAACAATGCATATCGATGGAGGTTTCGCACAACACAAAGGTTCCAGCATCAGAAACACTAGAGTTCTCGTTATGACTGCGTTGAAGACCCGCGATAGCAGCAACAAGGGTGGGATCAATGCCAGAAGCATTTTCACCTCCAAAATTGGGTTGATTGTAAGGATTATTGGGTCCGTGCCAATATCCAGTAAATCCAGTAGGAATATCATAGTCTAACGCTCCGGCATCATCAAAGAGACCTTGAGCATCAATGTAGGAGCGAGAGTCTTGAGCAATTGAAGCGGGACCCCCAAAAGCATGGATAGCATTTGGAAGAGCATCAATCGCATCAGTGTAATTGAAAGGTTGAGCACCAAGGACCTTAAATAACAAAGCATCGCACACCAGAGATGAACAATAATCAACGTTTTGATCAGGTTGAACAACCCAAATCAATTCCTTAACAGGATGATTGAAGTTAAGTTTGATCTTGTTTGAAGAAGAACCAACCGATTCATCACCAGTGAATTGGAGTTGAGTAATCAAATATTCGTGAGGATTTTGGGCAAATCTACGACGTTCATCAGTGTCCAAAAACACGTAATCAACATACAAAGATGCGGCAACCAAAGATTGATTGTAGGCAATCGCAGCAGGAACTGGACGACCTGGAGCATATTGTTGATCAACATATTGTTGAGTTTGAGCATTTAATTTGTAGTCACCTTTGTTGCAACTTAAAGTAGTAACTGCCCACAAACATTCATCAATAGGTCTGATATCAAGATTAATCTTGACTTCGTGATATTGAAGAGCGATCAAAGGAAGAGCTAACCCTGGATTGGTACAAAACCAAAATTGAAGAGGAACATATAGAGTTGTTTCAGGAAGAGCATTACGAGGAGCACAAACTTGACGAGGTGCTAATGAGTCACAAGGACCATCGACTTCAGAAAAGGAAGGATCAGTAATAAAGGTGAGTTGAGTTGTGTTTCCAATCATCTTAAAATAACCGCGAGTTTGCTCAGAGGTCATTGTTAATTGATTCCAAATATGCATCCAATCACCATATTGACGATCAATTCTTTGACCTCCAATCTCAACTTCCACTTGAGCAATCAATTGCTCACCAGGGAAATCTAACCAACGAGCATAAACACCGCTTCCAACGCCGGCAGCGAAGGATGCGATACCCATAAGTTGATTGATTTCGGGTAAAGTGACTTGTAAGTATGTTCTGTATGCAAGATCACCGTTTCGACTGATTGTACATTGAACACGACGTCCAAAATCAGCCTGACCATTGAATGTTTGTTCAATAGATTCAATAGCAAAGTTTGTATATCTACGATATGTTACTTTCCAAAAAGTAATTTGAGGATTACCTGTACATTTCCTCTACCTTATCTTTCGATAAGGATTAGACTATATCTTAAAGCATAATTATATTCTCTTTTGTTTCATTTTCGTATTCAGTTTCATTTAATATATATTTGCTCGAAAACCATTTAGTCGTTGAACCTTCTTCTTTAAATTTTTTTAATTGTTCCACAATATATTTTACTTGATTTATGTCTATTTTTTTTTTAGATGAATTATATTTTATTGTTACTGGCATTAAATTTGACCAATTCCAACATTTTAATTTTTCATCTTCTAAAGTTAAATCAAAATTACACACAGGTATAATATGATCTATTGACCAAAATGAAGCGTAATTATCCCAATTCATTTCGGATGTAAAATTATATTCAAACCATTCTCTTAAATATTGAATATTACATCCAATATAATTCATAGTTGAAGTTTGTTTATCAAGAACTGTTCGTAATCGCGCTGCCAATGATTTTTTAATTCTATAATTCATATTTGTATTATGCTCATTTTTACACCACTCTGTTTTTTGTTCTCTCAAAAATAATGGATAACAAGATAAGCAAATCTTTTTTTTATAATATTTCTTCAGTTTTGTAAAATTTTTTAATGTTTTTTCTTCATTACATTTTTCACATTTTACTAAAGTATTATTTGCTCTATTTTCTCTTGCTATTTTTTTTCTTGTTTTATCCATTTCATTTAAACATCCTTTACAAGTGTTACCAAATTTATTTTGATCATATCGTCGGTAGTTGTTTAATGAATAACTAATTTTACATTTATTACATATTTTTAATGTGTCAGACATTTATCTGTATATTATATATTGTATATTGTTTTTATATTGTTTTAATCTTTAAAGAAGTTTGGATGCTCATTGCCCATTTCTTCGAACTTTATTGTTCAAATCATTTTATTCATTTTTACTATACCCAAGTTTTTTGTCTTGGCCACAATTTTTTCACAAAAATTGCTTAGTAGAATAAATTTTAGGGGTTTCAAGCAGTTTGATTTTCTTACCAGGGTTTTTCATTTAAATCAATTATATAACTTATGATTTTAAATCCCTGATTAACAACAGTGGTATTCTTATGAATTTCCACAAAAGGCTTTATGAATATCTTATTTTTTCGATATTCCCCGTTGTTTTTCTACCCTACAGGTTTTTAAGGTATACGTCTTGCGCGCCATCGGTTGTTCCCCAAGGTTTCCCAAGGGGCCGGACTATATCTTAAGGCTTTCGCCCCATTCCCATTTAGTCTCTGAACGTTCACCCATTTCATATATTATGAAATTGTTTGGAGGGTGCTTCGCTGCGGATTGCCCAATTCTTAGTGTTTTTACCATACCTTTAGTTCTACCGAGTATTATCCGGAGCCATTACATTGTTTTCCATCCAATGTAATTTGGTAACTAAGACTCTAAGGGGGTTCCCGCAATTTGAGAATGTCGCAAATAGTTCATATTTATTACAATTTATTATAACTATTTACTAGCCAGTTATATCAATCACAAATTCATTTGTTAGAGGTTCAAATGAAATCTCTTTGTGAAAGTCACAATTTACAATGTTTATCCATAATGGTATATTGTGCAACCATTAAAGCATCTGACTGTTGTGCCCTAAGCAAAAAAGGCCACGAGTTGCATGAGTCCGCCTCCCATTTTTATATATTCCTAAAAGAAAAAAATATTTTGAAAAAATAATTAATTAAAATATTTTATTTTTATCACAAACCTACATAATTTACGAAAGTAATTTATTTATATCAGAATTATCCTTCATAAATATGGATAAATATTCTTCGTTAAATATTTCTTTTTTTCCTTCGTGATTTTTTGTAAATATATACGAATCTTTCTTTTTTTTAATAGACCAACCGCTGTCTAAAGCATTAAATAAAAAAACCATTTTTTGAAATTTCAATTTATCAATTTCAATATTATTTTCATTTTCAATTTTTATTTCAATATCCATCTATTAAAATTACAAAGTAGTATTTATTTAAACTTTTAACTAAATTTTATATTTTTTTTTTCATTTTTCTAAATCATAATATATAAATAAATATTTAAATATTACTTATATATATTTATATCTAAATGGAATCAAAGAGTTATAAAAAAATAAATCATTTTAAAGAAATATTAGAACAATATCAGGTAAAAGATATTCTAATTTCAGATAAAGTTATTAAACAAATACAACAACATATTGAAAAAGAAAATATCAGTTTTGAAGATCTGACTTACAGCAGAACCAAAGAAATTTTAAAAGAATTAGGATTAAATCAATATTGCGAACATATAAATTTTATTCGAATTAAATTGGGAGTAAACCAATTGATAATTGATGTTGAGACAAAAGACTTTTTAAATAATTTTAATAAATATTATAAATAATTTGTTAGTTTCACTTAATCATACTAACAAATATATACAATTAATTATTTTATATAAATTTAAAAAAATATATCCATTTATATATTTTTTCAAATTAATAATTAAATATTTCTATAAAATTATATATATTATATATAATGCCTTCATTTAAACCAAAAGCAAATAAAAAAATAAAAATTTGTAAAAAATATACATCTACACTTGATGGCAAGCACAAAGAGTTTGTTAATGATTTTATTAAAGATGAATTTGACATAATTCCAAAACTTAAAGATGAGAGATACAGTTTAAATAAACAACTTGAGATTGATAAACATTTAACTATTGAACAAATTATGGAAATCAAAGATCGTATTAAAGAAATCAATGAAAATATTAAAGAATTGAAATACAAAAAAAATAATTATTATCTTGATAATTCTAAATATATTTTTGAATATTTTGAAAATAAAAAAAATATTGATAATGTTGAAGAAACAAATAAAATTGTCACTTCAAAAAATCAATTACTTTTTAACATATTTAAAATTAAACAAGAAGATCAAGATAAAGAAAAAAATAATGATGAAAATAAAAATAAAAATATTGTTCAAAAATATTTAACAAATGTTGATGAAAGTTTTTTAGATATAAATACATATGTTAGAGAAACTGACATTTGTCAAAATTGTTTTAAAGGAGAAATGATACCACTTGATGACGAAGGTGTTGTTATATGTAATATTTGCGCTGTTAATATTCCGTACCTGATTGAAAATGAAAAACCAAGTTATAAAGAACCTCCTAAAGAAGTTTGTTTTTACGCTTATAAAAAAATCAATCATTTCAAAGAAATATTAGCGCAATTTCAAGGAAAAGAAACTACTCAAATTCCAGATGAAGTGATTGAACAAATAAAACAACAAATTAAAAAAGAAAGAATCAGTATTGAATACTTAACACATAGTAAAACAAAAGAAATTCTTAAAAAATTGGGATTTAATAAATATTATGAACATATCGCATTTATTAAAAATAAATTAGGTATAAAACCTCCCGTATTTAGTCCTGAATTAGAAGACACTTTGTGTAATTTATTTATGGAAATACAAGCACCATACGCAAAAACTTCACCTGATTATAGAGTAAATTTTTTAAATTACTATTATGTTCTTTTTAAGTTTTGTGAACTACTTGGTGAAACACAATATTTAGATGATATTCCTTTATTGAAAGATCGTGAAAAACTTATTGAACAAGATGAAACATGGAAAAAAATGTGTTTTGTACTCAACTGGGTATTTATTCCTACTGTTTAATGTTTTCTTCTGCTTTTTCTTCTGCTTTTTCTTCTACTTCTTCTACTACTTCTTCTACTTTTTTTACTTTTTCTACTTTTACTTTTACGTTTTCTACTTTTTCTACGTTTTCTTTTCTTTCTTCCGCCTCCTGCTTTTTCTTCATCACTATCACTATCACTACCATAATTAATATTAAGAACATCTTCTTCATCACTTACATATGCGTCTTGTTCACCAGGACCAAACTGATTATCATTTCCTTCTTCAATATTTTCTACAACATTATTTACTTGTCCTCTAACTCTGTCATGTAAGTCAATTGTTGAATTTTTTGAATTTATTTTTTTCCTATTATTACTATTTGGACTACTAACTGGTGTACTGTAAGGAGTTTCATATTTACCATCTTGTGATGTATCCAATCCGCCGTCATCATCATCATAATTCATCTTATATTATATGATTATAAAATAAAAAATTTGAATTATTATAGTTCATTTTATATAAACTAACAAATATTTACAATACTTCTAATTTATTTCCATTTCTATCGAAAATCCATATTTCATAATTATATCCTAAATTTATAGCAGAATGTTTCTTTTCAAAAACATTATTTTTTTCTTGATTTGTCCATGTTGATTTTACTTCAATACATTTATTTTGTGATTTTATGTAAATGTCAACAAAATGTCTTCTTAATTTTCCTGTTTTGTCTTTGTACCATATTTCAGGAACATCTTGTCTATTTGTTAGTATATCGTCTTCTAAAATGTTTTCTAAAAAAATTAATTTATCAAACGCAAAATTTTCATAACCTTGGTAATTAATTATTTTACCAGATGGAAATGTATATTGTTTTGTCATATATGATTTTTTAAGTATTAGTTCAGAAATTACCGAATTTTGAGAATGATGTGGAACTCCATATTTTAACATATTTGTTTTACATGTTTTTTCTTTAAATTCGTCTGTTATAAAATAATGTTTTGCTCCATACTTTTTGTATACAGTATCTGATGTTTTTTTTTGAATATCTTTATTTTGTTGTGGATTCTCAAAACCATATTTTATTTTATTTGTTTCTTTACCTTTATTTCTAACTATTTCAGATTGTAATACATATTCAGTACCATATTTTGCTAAACTTTTTTCTTTCATTTGGTTTTTAATTACATCTAATTGTAAAATATGTTCTACACCATATTTTTTCATATTTGTGTTTTTTATTTTATCTTTAAATTCAGTTGTTTTCATTGGATTATCTACTCCATATTTAGTTAAATTAGTTTCAATTATTTTTGTTTTTCCATTTTCTTTTGAACAATCAAAACAATACCCATTTATTTTTAACAATTCTCTAAATGGTTTATTAAAATTATTATTACAATCTTCAGTTAAACATATTCCTCTAATAATTGTATCTCTATTTATATTTTTACTTGTATAGTCATCATTCAATATTATTCTATTTTTATTACAAAATTCTATTAAATATGAAAGATTGTATTTACATTTAAGTTTAAATTTTTGTTTACCGTTTTCTATAGCACAAATTAAACAATATGGTCCTGTTTTAACAAGTTGTCTAAATTTTTTATTAAATATTTTATTACAAGTTTCTAATTTTGATTTACAATTTCCTTTAACAGAGTAATCTCTATTTATTTTTATGTTTGTATAATCATCTAATAATTCTATATGATTATCTTGACAATATGTGATTAACGTTGTATTATTATATAACATATTACAGTTACATAATAATTTGATTTTAATATATATTTCAATTTATAATCAAATATTTAATTATATATATATTTAATAATGATTTAAAGATTTGTTACCATATTACACTTTAGAACCCCCCTGGAAATTTTACAAGCGATGCTCCAATTCCAAATCCAGCTCCTGATCTAGCATTAACTCCCATAGAAGGTATATATGTGTCTAAAATAGCAAAGGTAGCTGCGGCAGTCAGAGCAAGTAACGCTATTTCTTCAAGATTCAGCGAATGTTTTGGAATTGCAAATGCAGCAATAGCAACCATTAAACCTTCAATTAAATACTTAACAATACGCCTAATAAGTTCAGAAATATCAAACATACCCATCATTATATTAATTAATGAGAAAAAAAATATTAATTTAATAAATTAAAACTTAAAAGAAACTAATTACTAAATAATATAAATGAGTAAAAATACTAACAAAGGTAAAAAAGGGTTTGTCAGAAAGAATAAGAAAAATGGTGCTCCTAATCCTAAATATGTTGATTTATTGACTGTTGATAAACCTATTGCTGGACAAGCGTACGGATGTTTTTCATTTATTTCTCCGGATAAAATATTAAAACAACGTGAAATGTTTTACTTTGAGGAGTTCATCAAGCAATGGGATATGAATAAATCTATGGAAAAGTTTCATCAATTTTTAAATTTTATTTCATTCAAATATAAATTACAATTTGACGAAGTTATAAAAGATTTTGAAAGTTATGTTAAAGAAGAACGTGAAATTATTGTAAAATCACAAATGGAAGACGATTATAAAACATTTTTAGATCGCGAAGAAGAAAATCTTGAAAAAGAATTTAATGTTAAACATAATTTTCAAACATCTGTAAGAGGATTCAAATCAAGAGGCAATTTTTCAACAGAAGAAGAGGCCAGATTACGTGGTAAACTTGTTAGAGAAATGGATCCTGATTTTGATGTTATGGTTGGTCCTGTTGGAACTTGGCTTCTTTGGGACCCAGAAGCATATAAGACCGGAGAGGTTGAATATATGGAAGAAGAGTTAAATCAACTCGCACATGAAAAGAAGAAAAATGAACAAATTGCTAAAACAACTTTTGAACAACGCATTAAAGAAACTAAACAAAAAGCAATAGATGAAAATAAGAAAAATGCTGAAAAACACGGCAATGTTGTTACACAAGACATTGATAAAGAAGGCAATCTTATTGGAGCAGGACATAACACCACAGAACAAACGTTTAATACAAAAGATATTGAAAATATTTCTGTTGCTGATATTAGAAGTGAATTATTTGAAGGTGAAAATATTGTTATTGGAAAAACAGATTATGGTCAAAGTCAATTAAAATCAGGACCTTTTGTTAAAAAGGATGATTAAATATACTTTTAGGAAAAGTATAGCAAAAATAATATGTGTATTCTACATTTAAAAAAGGTAGATCAAATATACTTTTAGGAAAAGTATAGCAAAAAAATATGCTTTTTCTACATTTAAAAAAGGTAGAGTCAAATATCCACATTTTTCTACCTTTAAGAAAATATAAATAATATATATTAAAGATAACTTATTATTAAATTATTATGAAACAATTTAATGATAAAGTATTTCGCAATATGATTGAAGAATGTAATAAAATTAAAATAACCGATTATAAGGATTATGATGAATACACTGAAATAATTTGTAAAAAAGAAACTGAACTTGTTGATTATATTACAACAGATTTAACACAACACAAATATGCTTGTTATATTTGCGGACATTTAAAATATAATCCAACTGACATTCATGAATTATTATCTGAAACATATAATGAATTAGAAAATGAATACGCAAATTACAAATCTATTTCATTTGCAGATTGGTTAGATAGATTTAATAAAGATACTCTGGATGAGTTTGATATAAAAGAAATATACAGAAATTTTGGATTATTAAATGAATGTGGTGCTATATTCACATACATACATATTTGTAAAGAAGACAATATATCAAAAAGAATTGAAGAAACGAAAAAATTGTTAAATGATTTTGCAATGAAGAATAAAAAAGATTTTAATTATCCGATTGATGATGAAATTATTTCAAATGAATCTTTATGTCATTTTTATTTAAAAATTGGTATTTATTATCTTTACGCTATTAATTTAGATAGTCCATTTAAAACTTATCAATATATTACAAAATATAATAATAGTTGAATAATATAATTATTAAATATTAAATATATATTTATAAAATAATAAATAATGAATACTTGGCCACAAGCAACCAAAAATTTAGATAGAATAGCAAGTAGAGGAAACTACGATACAATTGAAAAAATGTTTTTATTTAATTGTGAAGATGTTTTAAAAGACCCAACCTTAATTGAAACAATATATGGATTAGCATTATATAAATCAAATGAAAGAATAATATCACTTGTTAATTTATTCGTAAGAGAACATAAAATAAAAATCAATAGGTATAATGTTTTAAATAAAATATATCTTGGAGTAATAATTAATAATGAAGATAAACTAAAAGAACTTGCAAAAAGATTACAAACGAGACAAGAAGAATGTAATTATTGTGATTTTGATGAACTGAAACAGTTACAACTTGAATACATACATAAATATTGGAAAATATTTGAAGTAAAAAATTATTAAATATGATTAATTATATTTAAAGATAACTTATTATTAAATTATTATGAAACAATTTAATGATAAAGTATTTCGCAATATGATTGAAGAATATAATAATATTAAAATAACTGATTATGACAATTATAATAAATATGCCGAAAAATCTCGTGAAAATAAATCTGAACTTGTTGATTATTTAACAACAAATTTGACAGAAAAAAAATATGCTTATTATATTTATGGACATTCAAAATATAATCCAACTGATATAAGTGATTTGTTATCTGAATCATACAATGAATTAGAATTTGAATATGCAAATTACAAATTAATTACTTTTACTGATTGGTTAGATAGATTTAATAAAGGTACTCTGAATCAGTTTGATATAAATAAAATATATGAAGTATTTGAAGGTAATAATGAGTCTGGATCTCTTTTTACATACATACATATTTGTAAAGAAGACAATTTATCAAAAAGAATTGAAGAAACGAAAAAATTGTTATATGATTTTGCAATAAATAATAAAGAAGATTTTGATATGCCAATAAATGATGAAATTATTTCAAATGAATCTTTATGTCATTTTTATTTAAAAATTGGTATTTATTATCTTTACGCTATAAATTTAGATGGTCCATTTGAAACTTATCAATATGTTACAAGAAATGGTAGACTATTATAATTTTTGTATAAATTTATTAAATGTACAATCAAATACATTTAAAGATTACTTAATGATTTACTTATATATGATGAATTATACAAAATGGAAATTTGAATGTAGAGAAATATCTGAAACTGATAGAAATAAAGACTGTCCTGTTTCAATGGAATTAATAGATATTGATGAAAAGTACTGTCAATGTAATCAATGTGAATATAATATTAAAGAAAATGTTATTAAAATTATGTTTGACAAAACAAATAATGTAAAATGTCCTATGTGTCGTTTACAATGGCAAAATAATATTGTTTATTTTAATTGCAACAATAGTAATAATACTTTTATTATTGAAGAAAAACAAAATGTTTTTATTGAAGATAAACATTATAATCATCCTTCAAATGCGTATTCATTTGCATTAGATCCTAATGAGTGGGCACCGGCCGGTACTTATCCCGGGTCTCGTATCGATAATTTATAGTTTAATCGTAGATAATATTATATAATAAAATTACTTAAATATTAATTTATAATATAATTATGACTAGACGTGATTATTGCGCTGTTTGTAAAGAATTGGTTGCCGATTGTGATCCTAGGTGTGATGGTTGTGATGAAAGTTTTTGCTATAGTTGTCCAAGTATCAATGATAATATATCAAGATTAACAATAATTCAATGTAAAATGAATGCTTGGCGTAGTGCAGTACTCACAATAGATGAATTAAATAGTATTGTAAATATAAGTACAGATGAAGTAATGACATATTGTAAAACAGAATTATACAGAAATTATAATGATTATCGAAATGATAAAGTACCCGTTATGTTAAATAAATTAAAGAATAATTTTGAAAAAGTAAAAAAGAACTTGATTATATCAGAAAATAATGAAGATAATAATAAACATAATGTAAAACTTTTAAACGATTTTTTTAGTTTATCGAATGATTATGCATATATTGAATATACATTTACATGTTTAATGTGTCACAAAGGTATTAAAATACAGTATTAATATAATTAATTTAAAAATACTTAATTATATTCTTTTTATAATGCTTTTATTAAAAGTATAATAGTATATTATATGGCAAAATACAGTGTTTTAGCAACAGTTTCTTTAATGTTCAATGTATTCTCTTTTACTTCTCTTTTAAGAACAATACATATAACAAAAGATACAAGTAGTTTTAATTGGCTTTATCTTATCGGTAATGTTTTTGCTCAAATTTTATTAATTATTTATGGTTTATTGAATAATGCTCCTGAAATATATGGACCAACTGTTTTATTATTATTTGGATTATTATATATTGTTTATATTAAATTTGTATACCATCATGATGATGAAAATAATTTATAATAATAATCATCGTTGTAAATAATTTTATTTTTAATACTTCTTGACATTTTTGTAGCAGAAATATTTTCAGCAACTGATGCTTTAGCTATTGTATCCCATATACAAATAACTTGTCCAGTTTTATATTCTATTTTTTCAACTTTTTTACCAGTAGATGATGTTGTTTTATGTTTATATTCATTTATTTTTAGTGATATTCCATAATAACCTTCATTTGAACCTTGGTCTGTCCAAACAGTTGATTTTAATACATATTCACAATTATTTAAATAATTTTTAATATTTTTTAAATCATTATTATCTAAAGTTTTATTCATAGTTTGTTTCCAACGTTGAAATTCAGAAAGCAATGTTGAATTTAATATTTTACCGCTTGGACTGAAATTACATACTTGAAATAAAAATGTTTCAATATCATTTCCAATATACTTTTTTTTATAATCAATTGATTTTAATTTTACACCATTATACCCATTAACTACTTGATTTTTAGTTTGATTTGAAAGTCTGCTAGGTTTAAATCTTGTATCTAAATATGTTTTAAAAGCATGAAACAATTCTTTTTTTGGTTTTATTTTATTCCAGATTCTATAAGAACCTTCCATATTTGTAGATGATTCTTCCACATCTGTTCGAACAATACACATTGTATCAATAAATTCATTAAACTTGTTAGTTTGTTCGTCTTCTGATAATAGTGGATTAAAATAAACAGATCGATTATCTTTTTCATAAAGATTAATACTTTCTGTTTGTAATGTTATTTTTTCATTAAGTTCATTAACTTCCAATGTTAGTTTTATTATATTTTTATCATAATTTTGTATTTGTTCTTTAAGATATTGATTTTCGGTTATAATTTCTTCATTTTGTTTTAATAATTTATTAAAATTATCAATGCTATATGTTTTTGACATTATAATTTGTTTAATATATTTTGTTAGTTTATCAATTGTAAAATTATTATTATCATAAGCAATAATTTCTGTTTTATTTTTACCATTTATTTCAATAGAACGAATTTGTTTTTTAATTTGTGAATGTCCTTTTATGAGATTTTCTATTTCTACTTTATTTTGAACTCTAAATGCTTCAAATAAACAAAAATTGTTATAATTTTTACGATGGTCTAAAAGTCTATTGTGTAAATTATTAGTATGTCCAAATTTAATTAATGTTTCTCCAATGTGATTTGTATTATCAATTGTTCCAAAATATATACATTCAGTATTTATAGGAAATTGTTTAATTAATGTTTCTTCAATAGCATTTTGTTTTTCTTTTTCTGAATTCAGTAATTCTTGTTTTTTTTCCAAAATAATATTATCTTTTTGCTGAAGTTGAAATTTTAATTCATCGGTTTCTTCTTCAATAATTTGATGTAAAATTTCTTCCATTTTAATATAATATTCGTGAATTTCTGATGCTTTTTTAGTTTGGGCTTTTAAACATAGTGACTTGAAACATTTAATTGTCATGAATATTTTTTTAATATTTTGTCCACCATTTTTTTTTATATAATTTTGTTCTAAAACCGCTAAGGAACATTCCTGAGCGGTTTTATAATCAATATAAATAATAAAATGTTTTTCCAATAAACGTTTAGCATCGTGTTTTTGATTGAACCCTAACCATTTCCATATATTGTCTAAATCAATAATAAAATCAGTATACTTATTATAGTTTAAATAACAATAAAAACTACTAACAAATAATTGTTGTTCATAATCAGTAAAATTGTCTTTAATTTTATTCAATAATTTGTTATTATATACATTAGATAATTTTGTAATAGGATTATTCTCAATAAGTTCAACAATATTCATATCTTGCATCAAATTATATATATTATAGTAGAATACTCTTTAAGTTGTTTTAAGTGCTTATATATTTTAAAATCACTTTTATAAAAGCGGTTTTACCATTTGCTTTTTTTAACTGCTATTTTGGGTCCTTGACCGCGTTTTTTCACGTTAGTTGGGTCATATTGTTCTCCATCATCATCATCATCATTTATTGTTTTTGATAATTCCCAGAATTCTTTAGAACCCAACCTGAAATCATTGTGAGCGTCTGCTTTATACCAAAATACTTGGTCTTGTAATTTATTAGATTTGGAGTTGTTATTTATTACCAAACATTCGAAATTTTCAGTACATTGATCCATAACCTGACAAAATGATTCAAATGTTGGAAACATACCAGCATAATTTTCATATATGCGTTTTCGATTAGCTATATATGGTTCTCTTAATATAAATACATAATCAATGTTAGTTCTTAATGTTGGAGGTATACCTAATGGATATTGCATTGTAATGAGTAACATCACCTTCCAATGTCTCCCGTTCATAAATAAAAGTCTCATCATTTTATCACGAGCCCAAGTGTTATCGTAAAGACAATCATCTAAAATAACAAAGGTTCTCGGATCAATTGTACTGCGTTTAAATGTTTCCATTTCTTTTCGTATTTGTTTTAAAACCCCTCTTTGACGCTTTAATATATTTTCAATAATTGCTGTATTGTATTCATTGTGAATAAATAATTTTGGAACCATTTTACCGTAAAACCCGTTACCTTCTTCTGTTCCCGAAATAACTGTACCTATAGGAATGTCTTGATGATAATATAATACATCTCTTACTAAATAAGATTTACCCGTATCACGCCTACCTATTAATACAACAACTGGTCCCTTTGATTCATTAGGTTTAAAACTAATATTTTTCATATCAAACCGTTTTAATTCTAAATTCATATAATATATTGCAGATATTTATTTGATAATATTTTACGAATATAAAACGAATGTTAAACGAATGTTAATAATATTTTGTAAACATTAAGGATAATTAAAATAATAAGTTAAATATAAATTTAATTAATATTTTTATTTGCTAATGACAATTTCTGTAAATTATCAAAAAAGAAAAAATATTAACTTATTTAATAAGTTTCAAACTAACAAACATATTAATTTAAGCAATATTCAAAATTATATTCCTATATATGATAAATTTTTTCTGTTAAATAACACAAATTGGAATTCTATTAATTTAAATAATCAATGGTCAATATTTGATATAAAAGAAACAAAAAATAAAGATTATGATAATGAGCACGTATTTAATTGTAAACTAAAAAATATTTCTGACATCAATGGAGAAGATATCGATAATACACAACAAGTATTTATAAAAATGGCGCCATTATTAGACCCATTTAAATACTTAGTTGGTAAATACAATCATAGCGATCCTAATTTATTTAACTTACCATCATTTGATAATTCAACAAAAGTTCATCCGAAAATATCTGATCCAAATAATTCTTCATTTATTGATGGTTTTTTTTCATTTTTAACAAGTAAAGTCCTTTATGAACATAAATTTATACACGGTCTAGATTATTACGGGTCATTTTTAGCTATTAAAAATAACTATAAGATAAATATTATTGATGACCTTGATTATTTAATCCAATCTGACTTTTTTATTAAACAAAAGGGTGAATTATTTACTGTTGAAGATTATTCACATTTAGTTTGTAATGATGAAATTAAACGATTACAACCATTACATATATCCACAAGTTTAAAATCTAACTTATCTATCAAATCAATAGATGATAATATATTTGAAAACATTTTTGAAAATGAACAATTATTATCTTTAAACGATATTAAAAATATTGGAATTGATTTAATTGATATAACAAATTCAAATTGTTTTGATGTATCAAATCAACATAAATCTGAAAGTTTAAAATCAGGATCAACTTGTTCATCAAGAACTTCACATACACAAGATGAAAACGAAGACTTTGAAAACGAAGACTTAAAAAAAAATATAAATTCAAGTAAAGATAGTTTACAAGATAAAGATAGTTTACAAGATACGGATAGTTTACAAGATACAGATAGTTTACAAGATACAGAAAATGATAATACATCTTACACAAATTCGGATACCAATTCAGACTCAGATTCTTCAATAATTGAAGAAGAAACTATTTTTTTGACAATCCCGAAATTTCCTGTTCAAGTGATATGTATGGAGAAATGTGAAAATACTTTTGACGAATTAATAATTAATAATACATTATCGAATGATGAATTATTTTCAGCGTTGATGCAAATTATTATGATATTAATTACTTACCAAAAAATGTTTGCTTTCACTCATAATGATTTACATACTAACAATATAATGTATATCCCAACAAATAAAAAATTTATATATTATACTTATAATAAAAAAAATTATAAGGTACCCACATTTGGTAAAATATATAAATTAATTGATTTTGGACGCGCAATATATAAATTCAATGGCAAAATATTTTGCAGTGATAGTTTTCAAGTTGGAGGCGACGCGGCAACACAATATAATACTGAACCATATTATAATGATAAAAAACCACGACTTGAACCCAATTATAGTTTCGATTTATGTAGGTTAGCTTGTTCTATATTTGATTATGTTGTTGATGATTTCACAATGATTAATAATATTGATAATTGTCCACCATTTGTTAAAATTATTATAGAATGGTGTATCGATGATAATGGTATGAATATATTATATAAAAACAACGGAGACGAACGTTATCCCGATTTTAAATTATATAAAATGATTACACGATGTGTTCACAATCATACTCCTCAATCTCAATTAGAACGCAATGAATTTAGTAAATACTTTGTATCATTTAAAAATATTCCAAAGAGTGAAACTATTATAAATATTGATGATTTACCATGTTATTGTTAGTTTATCTTTATATAATAATATTATTATCTATATTTATAATAATATTATGGCAAACTATGGATTTATCATTACAAGACATGTTAATTCAGAAATTACAAACAAATATTGGAACCAATCAGTTAAACTCATTAGAAGCATTTACCCTTTAAGACAAATTGTTATAATTGATGATAACAGTAATCAAGAGTTTATTAAATCTGATTTTGATTATAAAAATGTAACAATAATCCAATCTGAATTTCCACAAAGAGGAGAACTTTTACCATATTATTATTATTTAAAATATAAATGGTTTCCCAATGCTGTTATCATACACGACAGTTTATTTATACATAAAAAGATATTGTTTGATAAATTTACACTCCCCGTATTACCATTGTGGCATCATAATTACGACAAGGAAAACGTACATAATATATTACGTATTACATCTGGTTTAAAAAATAATAGCGCATTGATTAAAAAAATACATAAAAAGGAAGAAATAGTTATTAACTTAGGATTTTCTGACGATAAATTTTATTTATGTTTTGGCGGTCAATGTTATATTAAATTGGGATTTTTAGAAAAAATAGAACTTAAATATGAAATAAGTAATTTAGTAAACTTTATTCATAATAGAACTGATCGATGTTCGTTGGAAAGAATTTTAGGATTATTATTTTGTCAAGAATATCCAAGATTATTAAAAATTCATTCATTATTTGGCGATATTATGAAATCTCCGAGAGCGTTTAATTACAACTATAATGATTATGCTAATGATATAAAACATCGAAAAATAATAAGTCCGTTTGTAAAAGTATGGACTGGTCGTTAAGGTTATTAAAATGGCGCATTGTCTGTAAATGCTAATGGAGTTGTGTTTACATCAATTTCATTGATAACCGGTTTCAATTGATCTAAAACAAACCAACCAAGTACAGAACTTATATAAACTAACAAAGAATCTCTAATTAAAAATTTAAGAGGTTTTGGTTCTTTATCTACATATTGCATTTCTAAAAATTTAGAAATAAAAAAAATAACAGATATTATTCCCGCTGCTAAAAATATATTGTCCATATTACTATATATTTTTAGATTTCTCATTAAATAACGCATTTATTCCACCTTTTAAAAGGTGGAGTCAAAATGTTTTACGCTAAAATTTCTATATCATCAAACAAAAGATCCGTATCCAATTTAATTTCTTCAGGAATAGAATTAATTACTTGAACATCTAAACTGTCTAAAGATACATCTTCATTTGAGATTTTCAGTTTTTCTTCCTCTTCTTCCTCTTCTATTTTTCTTTGTATATTTCTTAATGTACTTATTTCTTCCAGTCGCTCTATTGATTTTGGCGCTTCAATAAGTTCTTCTTTACCATTTTTACTTATTGCCGAATCAACATCGTTAAATTTTAAACTTACATTATTTTCTTCTTTTCCTTCAAAAATTGCTTGTTTTTCCAATGCTATTGGTTTTTCAAATAGTTGTTCTTTTACTTCTTCAATCACATCTTCTTCAACAGTTTCATCCATATACGCTTTTAATATACTTTCAAGTGGAATACTATCTCTAACCGCATTTAAAATACATTCTTGAATGATTAATTCTAATTCTCTGTTATTTTTTTGTATTTGAAGTGGTTGACATTTTAATTCAAATAAATAAACATTTTGATACATTTTTCTCGCTACATTTATATAACATTTATGAATAAAATCATCTAATTTTGGGATATTTATATCTATTTTCTTTTGTTTTTTTCCAACCCGCATTGCTGTTAATAATTTAAGTTGAATAATATGTATACAAGTAACTAATTCTTCTAAATAAGAACATCCGCTTCTATCAATAATTCGTTTTCTTTCAGTTTCAATAATAGCACTATTCCATTTAGGTATTCTTGTAATTAAATTTTGAAATGTCATTAAATATTTCTCAGTTTCATTATTATCAATACAAAGTTTGTATGATTCATCAAAAATAGATTTAAACCCTTCAATGATCAATGGTGTTAGAATAGTTAGCAAACGTGCTCCCCACTCATTTTTTGATTCATGTAACGAACTAACATTAAAGTCATCCATAATGTAAATATAATATTAAATATTTTCATCATTTAAACTAATTTCTTAAATACTTATAATAAGTATTTAATAAATCTATATAAATGTCATATTTTCTAAACACATTTTACAATCAATAAATGTAAAATTCATTATAAACATCATTAATAATTTTTCATTTCTAAACTCTTTTTTAATTTTATTGAATGCTATTAATAATTCACATCTTTTATTATCATCAATTACAAAATGTTTTTCTTCAATTAATCTAATAATATCTAATGCATTATACGCTTTTTCATATAATTTTGTTACAAACACTTGTAATTTTTCAATAGTTATTGTTTCTTTTATACATTTATTTATTTCCTTTTTTAACCATTCGTCTCTTTGATTTTTTATGTCTGTTAGTTTAAATGTTTCTTCAAGATTGTACTTATATAAATTTATATATTTTCCATTATATTCCGGTTCTGATATATATATTTCGCAAAATCGTGATAATATTGGTCTTAAAAGTTTATATTTATCTTCTACTATTATAAAAAAACGCGTATTATGACTAAATAATTCAATACATCGTCGTAATGCTGATTGAGCGTCCATTGTTAGTTTATCACCATTAAATAATACAATGCTTTTAAAAGTATTACCTTCGTTTGAATAAATATGTGTTTTCGCAAAGAATTTTAATTCTTCTCTTATGAATTTTATACCTTTTCCATGGGCACAATTTACATACATCACAAAATTTTTTATTTTTTCTCGATTACCGTCATAGATTAATGAAATAAACTCATTTACTATTGTGCTTTTCCCTGAACCACTTGGACCATTAAATATAATGTTTGGTATTTTATGGTTTGAATGAAAATATTTTAATTTTTCTTTTATGTTTTGATGAATTTCAAGTGCCATATAAGTTAATTAATATTATTGGAGCGTTTTTATATTTAAATATTACGTATTATTATTTGTTAGTTTAAAAATATTATAAACATATATAATATTAATACAATTTATTACGCTACACTATTAAATGAAAATACATAAGGATTATTTTTTACAGCGTCAAGTATTTCCGGATTAATACGATCACAACCTATACAATTATCCATATATTGTGGTACTTGTGCCATTTTTCCATATGTTTGAACAGAAGGACCATTTGGTATTACTGATTGAGGCGCCCACAATCTATTATTATCACGATCTGAATCTAATTTTGACATTGAAACGTTTATTTGTGAATTATAATGTTTTGCGTTACCTTGATTCACACGTCCAGCAATACTTTTCTCTTTCGCTTCACTATTTGTCTGTCTGTATACTGAATCATATTGTCTTACGCCGTGTTTTGACGACATACCCATAAAATTATTATGATTAACTGTGTCTCTTTGACAGTCAAATGATTGTTGTTCTGAAACTAAATAAGCAGCATTCTCCGTTTGATTTCCAATATAAGTATTTGGTTGAAATAATGTTGTTTCTTTTATTGTTGTATTTGGTACATCTCCTGGTGTTAATACATAATTACTTGGTGTTTCTCCAACAATATTACCGTAAATTCGCATATTACAAGAGTATTCTTCTTTTCTTGATGGTTTTAATATATCCATAATTGGAGCAATAACCGCACCAACTGCTTTAGAAAAACCTGAACCAAATGTATTTGCTTGTGGATTTATAGAACGATTATTTTCATAATTTGTATGACTTTTATGACGATTATCAATTGCTTTATGTTCCAATGGAGCACTTCTTGAACCAGAATGTCCAATATCATATCCATTTAATTGCGTTCTTTTCGATTCTTCGTGTGTTGTTGGGACGTAACTTGCTGTTTTAAGAACCGCATTTGGTGTTCCGTGTTGATAGTTACTTGTTTCATTTCTTGTTGACGGTTTTACAATAAAATCAGGTACTAATTGACCCGCTTTTTCAGCACCAGTGGTCGTTAACCAACGATCTTGCGTATTAATAAAAAATGTATCTGGTCTGTACTTTTCAATTTTACCTTCAATTCCCACATTTTTTATGACAGATTGCGCTGGTCCTTGTAATCCATTTAAATCATATTCTTGTTTTGGATTGGTTGAAATACGAAGTTCATCTACCGTTTTTGGTAACCATTTATCACGCGCTTCCATTCCTGAATTAAACCCAAGACTTCCTTCTGTTGAATATCCTTTGTCTAAACCTGGTCCAACTCGAATTGATTCAAATGGTTTTACCATATTGTTTTTATTTACGGGATTTTGTCTTGATTGATAAAAATCACTCATTATTGGCATACCATGTGTCCACTGTACGTTTTCTTGGGGTTTAAATAAAGGAGCTTGTTCTATTTTTTTTATTATTTGAGAACCATTTCCAACATAATTATCTAAAATTGTTTCAGCATTGTTATTATTATATATTTGTCCTTTTGCTTTACCTCCGTTAAAAGGTACCATATTATTATGAGTAAACATTTTTGTATCCATATAATTTCCTGTTAAAGAATACATTTGTTGAATATTATTGCTTATTGGTGTTCCATCAATTTCTTTTTGTTGATATGCGTTTTGATTAAAATACTTATCTGTTGCTGTATTTGGATTTGGATATTCTTGAACATTATCTATAAGTTCTTTATTATTCATTATTGGATAATTTTGTGGAGGAATATTTGTATTTGGAAGATAATTGCTAAATTTTGATTCAGGCGATTTTTCTTGTAAATTACTCCTAATTCCCATATTATTAAATGGATCTGTTTTTCTTTTTAATCCTTCTTTATTTTTGTTTTGGTTAGAAATAACATACATTCCACCTAATGCAACTAATGGTATAGCTAATTCCATATTATTATACACATATAAAATATTTTAATTATGTAATTTTATAATATAAATATAAAGATATGTTATTTATTGTAATATATGTTTTCTATAATTGGTATACTAACAACAACAAATTTAATTTGTTTGTATAAATATTATGATGAATATAAATATAAAAATGGGTATAAACTTAAATTATACGGTGAATATAATAAATATAACGATTTATTGACACAAAATTTTAAATTAAAACAAGAACTTGAAGATTTTGCTATAAAAATGAAAAAGAATAATGTTTCTGATATTGACAAATTTATTGATTTCAAATGTAAAATATGTGAATGTGAACGAAATCTTTATCCTCATATCATGGGTAAAAGATTTTATTGTTGTAAAACTTGTTTACGATGCAATAATTGTGGTAATAAAAAAGAAGAAGAAATGTAAAAATGTATATATAAATAATATAAAGATATGTTATTTATAATTAATAAATGAAAAATATTATTGCTATACTTTCTATAACAAATATTGCTGGGATGTTATATTATTATAATGAATATTTAGATAAAAAAAGATATAAAGAAGAGTTAAATGAAAAAAATAAAACATATCATAATTTGCGAACACAATATCTCAAGTTAGAAGAAAATCTTGAAGAATTAGCGATTAAAATGAAAAATAATGATAATTCTGATATAGATAAATATATTGATTATGCATGTCCAAAATGTTATAATAATGATAACCTTCGTAAAAATATGGAAACTTATATATGGGAAACCTACTCTTGTTGTAAAACTTGTTTTCGTTGTAGAAAATGTGGTGATAAAAAATTTTAAATATTATATCCTTTTACAATCACTTTTACATATGTTAGTTCCTATACTATTTTTTCCATTATATTGAACATTATAAGCGTTAGTTGGAACCGTATAAAATTGATTATTATCAGGAACACAATCATATTCTCTTTTAAAACCATCTTTCTCTAAAATTCTTGTACTAGTATAATTTTTAAATGACATTTCTGTGTTTGCTTGAGGGTTTCTTGGTAATATGTATGCGTGATTTTGTTGTAAATCTCTCGCTGTCCACGCTGGCATTATTGCTCTACTTTGTTCGGTTGTTAGTGTTTCACAAACTGGATAATCAATTGGCGAAGCGTATATTGTTTGACGTTTAAACTTTGACTGATCTATACAATCTCTTGATAGTTGGCGATCTATTCCTAAAAGTGAACTTTGAATATCTATACTTTGTGTCCATAAATTACCTCCCCATTTTTGGGGAATTATATGTGGATCTAACATAAAACACGGTTTATCTCCATTACCCGGAACATCTAAATACCATCGTTCTTGATCCGTTTGTTGTTGTAATTGTTTTATAATTCTCGCTTCGTCATCGTGAAATCTTGTAAAAGCCATTATATATACTTTTTATAATAAAATAATTTATATACTTTTTATAATAAAATAATTTATATACTTTTTATAATAAAATAACTTTTTTACAATTGGATATTTTATTAAGATTGAATTACTTTTAAGAAAGTCCCTTTAATTCATTTACTTCAAGTCTCAATTGTTTTATTAATTCTAATGTTTCAGTCAAACTACTTTTGGTTTCATCCAGTTCTTTTCTAAGTTTTTGCACTTCACAAACATTAAATAAATTAATTCTATCCCAAATTATACCATCGGCTAATCCTTCTTCATTATGATAAACTAATGTTGGACTTTGTTCTTCTAATTCTTCCGCTATAAATCCATAACTAATTAATCCTTCATTATCATCATAATATTTAAATGTTTTTGCTTTAATATTATGTAATACTGATGTGTTTTCATTTAGATCTTGTATATCATATTTATATCTTTGAGAAGATGTTGGATAGATAATTTCATTAGTAGATGTATTATAATACATTTGTTTTGTGTTAGTATTAGTACTTGATGCTCTTACTGGTTTAACATAAAATCCATTAGCGGTTGCTGGTAAAACATTGGTTCCGGTTGCATTTAAAATTATTGTATTATTCGAAAAAGAAGCATTTGAACTCATTGTATTATTGCCTATAATTATTGAATTATCACCACTTGCAGCATATCCTGCCAAATATCCAATACAAATTGACCCAACACTTTGATAATTATTACCAGCACCATAACCTACAGCAACACAACTACTTTTTTGATTACTATAACCTGCAAATCCGCCTACCGCAACACTAGCCCATCCTTGTGTAATATTACCAGCATTATATCCTATGGCTACTCCGTATTCTGTTTGATCTGTTGTTCCAGAATATCCGCCTATTGCTATTGAACGTTTATTTTGATTACTATAACCGGAGTTTGTTCCAATGGCTATTGCACCATCTGCAAATTGTAACCATGGGTTATTATTAGTTGCTTGACTACTATAACCTGCTTGAAAACCGATTGCAATACTATCATTACTTCGAATTTTAGATGTTGCTCCTATTGCGATAGAATTGCTTCCTGGAGTTGTTATTGTTCCTGGAATATATAAACCGCCAATTGTATTTTCAGTTATTGTTAGTATTTGTGTTTTTAATTCTTCAGTAAATGCTGATGACTGTATTTCCCAATCGTTTCCAGCGGCATTATACATATAAATATTTGATTTTCTTGACGTGCTTGCGTTTGTTATTGCTGACCCCGCATATATTAAATTAGTATATAAATATTGTGATCCTATCCCTGTGTCCAATGCTATGCTATTTGTTCCATTTCCATTTATTCTAAAAAAAGTATCTGTTGAATTTGTTGCACCAATTTCACCAACAATTACTTCTGCGTCGCCTCCGGTTAAACCACCACGTCTAAAAGAAATTCCATTGGAATAAGTTACAATTTTATTTTGACCTAAATTTGCGTTATCACTTCTACTTCCAGTTCTTATATGTATTGAATCTTGCTTTTCATTTTGTATGACAAATCTTTTCACATTTGCGATTTCTGTGCCAATATACCAATCACGATTATTTGTAACATTACTCCAACCGCTTAAATAATTATGAGTTCCATACATTATTAAAGCATCTTCTGATGTAATATGTAATGGTTTATTCATACTTGTTATTACTGATGTTGCTGTTATGTTTTGTGTTTTTGATTGTAAAACTAAAATATCAGAAGTATTAGCACTTGCTCCTTGATTACCTGTAGCACCCTGTGATCCTGTATCACCTTGAGAACCAGCGTTACCCTGTGATCCAGTTGCACCTTGATTTCCAGTATTACCTTGATTTCCAGTTTCACCTTGATTTCCTGTGTTTCCTTGATTTCCAGTTGCACCTTGATTTCCTGTAGCACCTTGATTTCCTGTGTTTCCTTGAGATCCTGTGTTTCCTTGATTTCCAATGTTTCCTTGATTTCCAATGTTTCCTTGATTTCCTGTATCACCTTGAGATCCTGTAGCACCTTGATTTCCTGTAGCACCTTGATTTCCTGTTGAACCTTGATTTCCTGTTGAACCTTGATTTCCTGTTGAACCTTGATTTCCTGTTGAACCTTGATTTCCTGTGTTTCCTTGATTTCCTGTTGAACCTTGATTTCCTGTGTTTCCTTGAGATCCTGTGTTTCCTTGATTTCCAATGTTACCTTGATTTCCAATGTTACCTTGATTTCCAATGTTACCTTGATTTCCCGTAGCACCTTGAGATCCAATGTTACCTTGAGATCCTGTAGCACCTTGAGATCCGGTATCACCTTGATTTCCAATGTTACCTTGATTTCCTGTATCACCTTGAGATCCGGTATCACCTTGATTTCCAGTTGCACCTTGATTTCCTGTGTTTCCTTGAGATCCGGTATCACCTTGATTTCCAATGTTACCTTGATTTCCTGTATTACCTTGCGATCCTGTATTACCTTGAGATCCTGTATTACCTTGCGATCCTGTAGCACCTTGATTTCCAGTTGCACCTTGAGATCCAATGTTACCTTGATTTCCAGTTTCACCTTGCGAACCAGTTTCACCTTGCGATCCTGTGTTACCTTGCGATCCTGTGTTACCTTGATTACCAGTGTTACCTTGATTACCAGTGTTACCTTGATTACCAGTGTTACCTTGAGATCCTGTAGCACCTTGATTGCCTTGTGCTCCTGTATTACCTTGATTTCCAGTAGCACCCTGTGATCCCGTAGCACCTTGCGATCCAGTTGCACCTTGAGATCCTGTATCACCTTGAGATCCCGTAGCACCTTGAGAACCAGTTGCACCTTGCGATCCTGTGTTTCCTTGAGATCCCGTAGTACCTAGATTTCCAGTTGCACCTTGATTTCCAGTTGCACCTTGCGATCCTGTGTTTCCTTGATAACCAGTTGCACCTTGCGATCCTGTAGCACCTTGAGAACCAGTAGCACCTTGCGATCCAGTTGCACCTTGCGATCCCGTAGTACCTTGCGATCCCGTAGTACCTTGATTTCCAGTTGCACCTTGATTTCCAGTTGCACCTTGATTTCCAGTTGCACCTTGCGATCCTGTGTTTCCTTGATAACCAGTTGCACCTTGATTTCCAGTAGCACCTTGCGATCCAGTTGCACCTTGAGATCCTGTATCACCTTGAGATCCCGTAGTACCTTGCGATCCCGTAGTACCTTGAGAACCAGTTGCGCCTTGAGAACCAGTTGCGCCTTGATTTCCAGTTGCACCTTGATTTCCAGTTGCACCTTGCGATCCGGTGTTACCTTGCGATCCAGTAGCACCTTGATTTCCAGTATTACCTTGTGATCCAGTTGCACCTTGATTTCCAGTATTACCTTGCGATCCAGTTGCACCTTGAGATCCAGTTGCACCTTGATTTCCAGTATTACCTTGCGATCCTGTGTTACCTTGATTTCCAGTATTACCTTGATTTCCAGTATTACCTTGTGATCCAGTTGCACCTTGATTTCCAGTATTACCTTGCGATCCAGTTGCACCTTGAGATCCAGTTGCACCTTGTGATCCAGTTGCACCTTGATTTCCAGTATTACCTTGCGATCCTGTGTTACCTTGATTTCCAGTATTACCTTGTGATCCAGTTGCACCTTGAGATCCGGTGTTACCTTGATTTCCTGTAGCACCTTGAGATCCAGTGTTACCTTGATTTCCAGTTGCACCTTGATTTCCAGTTGCACCTTGAGAACCAGTGTTACCTTGATTTCCAGTTGCACCTTGATTGCCTTGTGCTCCTGTATTGCCTTGATTTCCAGTTGCACCTTGAGATCCAGTGTTGCCTTGATTTCCAGTTGCACCTTGAGATCCAGTGTTACCTTGCAATCCAGTTGCCCCTTGAGATCCTGTGTCACCTTGCGATCCTGTGTCACCTTGCGATCCTGTGTCACCTTGCGATCCTGTGTCACCTTGCGATCCTGTGTTACCTTGAGATCCAGTGTTACCTTGCGATCCTGTGTCACCTTGCGATCCTGTGTCACCTTGCGATCCTGTGTCACCTTGATTTCCTGTGTTACCTTGATTTCCTGTGTTACCTTGAGATCCAGTGTTACCTTGCGATCCTGTGTCACCTTGAGATCCTGTATCACCTTGATTTCCAGTATTACCTTGTGATCCAGTTGCACCTTGAGATCCTGTGTTACCTTGCGATCCTGTATCACCTTGATTTCCAGTATTACCTTGATTTCCAGTTGCACCTTGAGATCCTGTGTTACCTTGATTTCCTGTGTTACCTTGCGATCCTGTATCACCTTGATTTCCAGTATTACCTTGATTTCCAGTTGCACCTTGAGATCCAGTTGCACCTTGTGATCCAGTGTTACCTTGATTACCAGTATCACCTTGTGATCCAGTGTTACCTTGATTACCAGTATCACCTTGTGATCCAGTGTTACCTTGTGATCCAGTATTACCTTGATTTCCAGTGTTACCTTGTGATCCTGTATTACCTTGATTTCCAATTGCACCTTGATTTCCAGTTGCACCTTGAGATCCAGTGTTACCTTGTGATCCAGTGTTACCTTGAGATCCAGTTGCACCTTGTGATCCTGTGTTACCTTGATTTCCAGTGTTACCTTGAGATCCAGTTGCACCTTGTGATCCAGTGTTACCTTGAGATCCAGTGTTACCTTGTGATCCAGTGTTACCTTGTGATCCAGTGTTACCTTGTGATCCTGTATTACCTTGTGATCCTGTATTACCTTGATTTCCTGTTGCACCTTGATTTCCTGTGTTACCTTGTGATCCAGTGTTACCTTGTAATCCAGTGTTACCTTGATTTCCTGTTGCACCTTGATTTCCAGTATCACCTTGTGATCCAGTATTACCTTGATTTCCAATTGCACCTTGATTTCCAGTGTTACCTTGAGATCCAGTGTTACCTTG